AATTCATTACCTACGATTTGAAGAAAGAAGTATTAAGAGGATTAGAGGCGAATTTTAAATCATTTTTTCAATTAATTAAGAAAAATAAAGATTTGAATCCAAAACCACCTAAATTTCGATCTTCAAAATATTTTTTTACATTATCATTTATTCAAGATTTTATAATTAAAAATGATCAAGTTTCAATTTCACTTTCAAATAGAAAACGATTGAATTTTAATTTGGAATATTTTAAACCAATTAATGATTTAATTTGCAAACGAAATAAAAGCCAATCCCAAATTAAACAATTGAAACTATTCAGGAAAGATGATAATTTCTTTGTTGGAATTACATATGAAAAGAACGTGGATGTAAATATTGATCCAAACAAAAATTTAATCTCAATTGATCTGGGAAAAAAGAACTTAGCAACCATTTATAACAAAGATGAAAATTCTGCGACAAAATTTGATTCTAAACTTTTAAATAAAAACTTGAAATTTCATGATAAACGAATTGATGAATTAAAATCAAAGAGAGATAAAAAGATTAAATTTAGTTCAAGATGGAAACGTTTAAATTCAAAATTTTCTAAAATTTATTCAAAGAAGAAAACCCAACAAAATTTATCACTTCATAAACTTTCTAAAGAAATTGCAAATCAAAATTCTAATATCATCATTGGCGATTTGACTAATTTGAAAAGGAACATTGTTTCTCCTTTCAAAAAGTTGAATCGACAAATGCAAAATAATTGGAATCTATCAACTTTTATTCACCAACTCGAATACAAAAGTATTCTAAGAGGTAACAAAGTAATAAAAGTTAACGAGGCTTGGACCTCGAAAACCTGTTGTGGTTGCGGTTGTATTCATGAAAATCAAACCTTAGATGATCGAATCCTTAATTGCGATTGTGGATTATCAATTGATAGAGATGTTAATGGAGCAATCAATATCTTAACAGTTTACTTGGGCGATTATAATCCGCCACTTGAAACCATCAAGGTTTCTAAAAGATACATTCGATTTAATTGAATGTGTGATTAGAAAGAAATTTCTAAATTATAGTCTGTCTCCAATTTCTATTTCAAAAGTTTTATTCTCTTGGAATAAGAATTGGTAATTCAAGGTTTTAAAAATTTTGAACATATTTATGTCAAACAAACCTTTAATAGTTTGCAATATATTGATCTCAAATGATCAATCCTACTTAAACAATACATTTTGATCAGGATTTAAAATAGTCCTGCCGTAGCCACGGATTAAACATATAAAGGAAAATGTTAAAATGGCAAAGAACGACATCTTAGCAGAAGCAATCGCTGACGCTAGAAAAGTTAAATCAGCAGCACTTGCAAACGCTAAAATTGCACTGGAAGAAACATTCCAACCAACACTTCAAAGGATGATTTCATCAAGAATTGCGGAAGAAGAAGGTGATGAAGAAATGGAAGGTGATGACTTGGACATTGACATCAATTACGCAGGTGAAGAAGAATTTGCGCCAGAAGGTGAAAGTGAAGTTCCAGAAATGGGCTTTGGAGGTGGAGAAGAAGAAGCACCTGTTCCTGAAGAAGGCGGTGAAGATTTGGAACTTGAAGCATTGATCCGTGAATTAGACGGTGAAGAAGATTTTGGAAGTGAAAATTTAGAAGAAGAAGATGAAATGGACTTTGAAGATGATTCAATGATGGAAGGTGAAGAAGAACAGTGGCTTTCAACTAATCCATCCTCAGAACGCGATCAATTTTCAGAAGGTGAAGAAATGGACGATGAATTAACTGAAGCATTGAATGCATTACTTGAAGAAGAAGGACTTGGTGATGATTTGGATAAAGGTCCAAATAAAGAAGATGGATCATCATTTACAGATCACTCGCTTCCAACTAATTCAGCATTGACTGAAAATCGGAAACTGAGAAAAGCACTTGCACAATCAAAGAAAGATTTGAACGAAGCGTATCGTGCTGTTACAACTTTGAAAAAGACTTTGAATGAAGTTAATTTGCTGAACGGTAAATTGATGTACACGACAAAGACTTTTAAAAAGTTCAACTTGAACGAATCACAACAATCAAGAATCCTTGATGCTTTTGACAGAACTACTTCAATCCGGGAAGTCAAATTGGTTTATTCTACAATATGTGAATCTTTCAACAAGAAGCCGCTTCAAACGAAGAAGAAAGTCACTGAAGGTTTTGCTTCCAAACCAGTAAACGCAATCAATCCAACACGCAAGCCAAGTTCAAGTTCAGACATTATTCAAGAAACTTTCGTTCAGAGAATGCAGCGTTTGGCAAATTTGAGAAAACTTGAAGATTAGAAACGACCATTCAAAGATCAAATTACTAACAAAAATAAAAATAAGGAAAATGAATAAATGAGTCAATTGAGCGATTTGCTTCCTAAAGATACATACATGAATCAAAGGAAGCAAGCACAAATGTTAACTAGAAAGTGGGAGAAAACCGGCCTACTTGAAGGACTGAAAGGTCCCGAAAAAGGAAATATGGCGCAATTGCTTGAAAACCAAGCACGTCAATTAGTAACTGAAGCAAACCAAACTGGAACCGTTGCAGGTTCGGAAGAATGGGCAGGAATTGCACTTCCGTTGATTCGTAGGATTTTCGCGGAAGTATCAGCAAAGGATTTCGTTTCGGTTCAACCAATGAATATGCCTTCTGGACTTGTTTTCTGGTTGGATATTAAATACGGAACTGGTCAGCCAGGTTTCAATACCAACTCAGGTAAAGATTCACAGAATGACTCGGTATTTGGTGTTTCTGACGCAAACAAAGGAACTGCTGCAAGTTACGGATGGGGAACTCCAACTGAGGGACTTTATGGTCCAGGTCGTTTTGGTTACACAATCAACGATTATTCCTCTTCTGCACTGACTTCAGGTTCAACTGCAGACTCAACGACCTATACCACAGGTTCAGTTTCAGCAGTTGATTATAACTTCAGTTCAGAATTTAGTTCTTCAATTGTTGCACCAAATCCAACAACTGTTTACAAGATTAACATTGCAACTGCATCAATTGCAAACTTTGATCCAAATGGTGTTAGAGCATTCACATTGAGTAATGGAACAGGAACGTTGATCAATGATGTTTACCAAGAATTCACGAAGTATAATAAATCTACTGCAATTGTTTCATTTATCGTTTCAGGAGCATTGTTTACTGGTCAGAATTCAACAGTAATTGTCAATTATCACAAGCAGCCAACTGATGTAACACGTGGTGATTTTGAAGCAGGTAAAACTCAAGCAGGTTCAAATATTGATGATAATCTCGATATTCCACAATTGAGCCTTGAATTGCGTTCAGATCCAATCGTTGCTAAAACCCGTAAGTTGAAAGCAATTTGGACTCCTGAATTTGCTCAAGACTTGAATGCGTATCAAAATATTGATGCGGAGGCAGAATTGACAGGTATCCTTGGTGAATATATTTCTCAAGAAATTGACCTTGAAATCTTGGATATGTTAATCCAGAATGCCGCAGTAACTGATTACTGGTCAACGAGGATTGGTTATGAATATAATTCTGGAAACAGCACGTTTGGCGCAATTGCTGCGAACTTGACCGCTTACACTCAAGGAACTTGGTTCCAAACTATTGGTACAAAGATTCAAAAAATGTCCAATAGAATCCACCAAGCAACTGTTCGTGGTGGTGCTAACTTCTTAGTTTGTTCTCCTTTGGTTGCGACAATTCTTGAATCTATTCCTGGTTATGCCGCAGATACTGACGGAAATCAGGCTAAGTTCTCAATGGGTGTTCAGAAGATTGGTGCATTGAATAACAGATTCCAAGTATATAAGAATCCTTATATGAAAGAGAACTGTATTTTGATGGGATATAGAGGTAGTCAATGGCTTGAAACTGGGGCTTTCTATTCTCCATATATTCCGTTAATTATGACACCTACTATTCTTGACCCAGATAACTTTGTTCCTCGTAAGGGCGTAATGACACGTTATGCGAAAGGAACCCTACGGCCCGAGTATTACGGAAAGATCTATGTTGAAGGTCTAAATACCCTTTAATTTATAGCCAAATTTATTAAAAAATAGCCTCATTCTGCAAAGATTGGGGCTATTTTGTTAATGATATGTTAATAGTCGTTTGAAACAGGTGTTTTCTATTATAGTTCTGATATTTATTGAAAAGGATAAAAATAAAAATCGTTATGGAAAAAGACTTAAAATGCAAAATCTGCCAAGCAGAACACCAAAACCAAACTCAACTAATTCGTCATTTAAAAAAGAATCATTCTGAATTTAATTCTTACAAAGAATATGTTGTGAAATTTTATTTTAATGGAATCCATCCGACCTGTAAATGTGAATGTGGAACAAAGATGCAGTTTGAATCACACAATCCCAATTTCTTCAATGAATTTACTAGAAACCATTTTCCGAGAAAACCGCACACCGAAGAAACAAAAGAATTGATTAAAACCAATTCAAAAAAAGCATTGATAGATAAATACGGAGTTGATAATCCGATGAAGTTGCAAAAATTCATAGATAAAATTGCGGAGACAAAAGAAGAACGATATGAAAATCCAACCTTTAATAACCCAGAAAAATTAAAGGAAACCATTTCTAAAAGAACTGATGATGAAAAAGATGCAATAAAACAAAAACTAATTGCAACAAATATTGATCGCTATGGTGCAAGGACATTTACATCAACTGAAGCAGGTAAATTACAAGTCAAGAAGACAAAATTAGAGAAATATGGCGATGAAAATTATGTAAATATTGAAAAAATTAGACAGACAAAACTTGAAAAATTTGGCTACGATTGTGAATTTACACATCAACCTTTCCGAAACAAGTATAATTTAAACGATACAAAAATTCAAGTTACAATTGCAAATGATTTAGATTCAAAACCATTTCATTTTAAAGGCCACAATTATGACATTAAATTTCAAAAATTTTTAATAGAAATTGATGGGAGTGTATTTCATTTATCTACAATGAACAACTTGACATTAACAATGATGGGAAGTGCAATTAATGATTTTAGGAAGACAAATTTATGTAAAAATGGAGAATTTGAATTAATTAGAGTTAGACCTGAAATCTTCAAAAAATTTGATAGAAAGGTGACATTTGAGGATATTTGGGAAAATGTTTATGAACAAGACTACTCATTTACTAATAATACTAAATTTCTAACTAAAGAATATTTGAAAAAATACCTTGATAAGAAAGGCAAGGATAATTTGAAAAAATATTGGAGAGTTATTTTTAGATTTTTAAAAGAATTTCAACCAGAGTTTCCAATTATTCAAACCCACGAAAATATTTCAAATATAACAAATTCCATCAATAAATACAATTTTGATAAAATAGTAAAAGATAAAACCTTCAATAATAATTCTTCATTAATTGGTGTTTCATATTTAAAGTCAACCTTCAATTCATTTTGGAAAAGTTCTTTCAAAGATTCCAAATCTCCAGTTGAAGCATGGAAAGATGATAAAATTATGGAAAAGGTGATAAAATATAGAATTGGAATAAACAATTCTGGTGAAATTTTTGACTTTTCTATTCATCAGATGATTCAAGGTCTTGCGGCAGGTAGATATACTGTTTCATTCTTCAAGCCAGTTCTGGCTGCTGCAATTTACAAACATTGCATTGGAGAAAAAGAAACTCCGATTGTGTTTGATCCTTGTTGCGGATTTGGTGGAAGAATGTTGGGGTTTAAAAGTTTGTATCCAAATGGAACTTATATTGGATGTGAACCTAACATTGAAACGTTCAATGAATTGGTTGAATTATCAAAGAATTTTTCAAATGTTGAATTATTTAATTGTAAAATTGAAGATTTTGACTTATCTTTGCTGCCAGATAACATTGATTTATCATTTACTAGCATTCCATATTATGATTTAGAAACATATTCAAATCCCATTGATTATTTAAACTTTGAATTTTGGAAGGAATCATTCATTCAGAAAATAAAAACGTTACCAAATCTACTTGTCAATATTCCGACTGCCTTGAGAAAATGTTTCAACGAAGAATGTAATGAATATTTTATCTCATCAAATACATCACATTTTAACAAAACCTCGAACAAAAAATATGAATATCTCTTGGATTTTAGAAAATAATTTATTTTTTGTAAAATTATGATCTCCTCCGGCTATACTCTCGACCTATATTGCGACCATCCCAATCATCAAACCGAAAATCCATTCAGAAGTGAATGTGACCAATTCTTTTCTGATGAAGGAAATCCAAAGACAGATGCTTTTAGACAAGCAAGGAAAATGGGTTGGAAAATTAACTTGAAGGAACGAACTTGTATTTGTCCAAAATGTAATGTGAAAAAAGTTAAGAAATAATTTGGAAATGTGGTTTAGAAGTTATTATCTTTGTAACGTAAAACAGAGTTAAACTTTTAAACCACATTTTTTATGACTGCTGAACAATATTATAACGAAAATTTTTCCAGGCCTGAAATTGATTGGTATGGTGAAAAAGAGATCACTCTAACATTGATGAAAGAATTCGCACTTTTGAAATGTGCGGAACAGCGGGAAATTTGTGCCGATGAAGTTCAAACACTTAATTCCGGACAACGAATTAAAATTCAAGATTCACCAAGTCCAAAAATGTAATTATGACACATCAAGAAGGAAACAAATTAATCGCAGAATTTATGGGCTGGACTGAATTTCCAGGAAATATGATCAAGGAAAAGTTAGGTGTTGCTCCAATCAGAGTTGATGGATTGAAATTTCACACTTCTTGGGATTGCTTAATGACAGTCGTTGAAAAGATTGAAAACTTAGAAGCAGGAAGAGGAGTTTATTTAGTTAGAATTGAAGGAAATTACTGCTCAATTTCAATTCATGATGAAACTGAATGGTTGATTTGTGAAAGCGATTTGGCAAGGACGAGAATAGATGCAGTTTGGCAAACTGTGATTAAATTCATTCAAAATGTTTGAAATAGGAGATCAAGTTCAATTCAGACAATGGGACTGGGAAGGAATCAAGTGGGAGCTTGAACCTTGGACAGTCATTGAAGTTTATAAGGTAGATTTGCCTTATGACGATCATACTTGGTCTTATGTAATTGAAAACAACGAAACCAAGGAAATTAGAGAAGAAATTTCTTGGATTCAACTTAGACATTTTGAAGAATGAAACACCGATTTAAAAACTTCTTCGGTTTCATTACTAACCGAGGCTTATCAGGAATCTTGAACGGACTATTTTATGCAGGTCTGATCAATTGGGGTTGGATTGTGGTTGGAATTCTATTTATTTTTACTGGATTTCAACTCATTCAAAACCTTTGTTTTCATTGGGGAGAAATGACTCAATTGAACAAGTGGTTGGCAACTGGAGGAATATTTGTTTCATTGTTGAGTGTTTTGATGGTTGGATTTAGTTTTAAATTTCCAACGAAGTGGTTCAGCGAAATTCACGGATGGACTTGGGCAAATCAAACTGCTATTTCTGGAACATTATTCATTTCAGGCAAGAAACCTTGGAAGAATGTTTGGTGGCTTTTATTAGCAGTTTCACCGGCAGCATTCATTCAAAAGATATTCATAAATAGACTTTCTGGATTGCCTTGGTATTACGTCGGAACTGACGTTGCTTCCGGCAAATATTGGTCGATGAAGATTTTTGGCAGGAAAATAAAGATGCCAAGATTAGCAAATATGAAGGTTAAGTTAGTGATTGCTATTTTATGCGTTTTGACTTTTGTCATTGTTCAAAAGGTTCAATCAAATAAAAAAGAATCTAGTAAAATCGAAAGAGTATGAAAAATTACGAAATAAATTTAGTTAACAAATTACATTCAACTTGTGATTTTACAATTGACGTCTATCCTGACACTCAAGTCAGTGCAACGATTCCAAGGATTGATTCTGACGGAATTTACACAATAGAATCAAGGTTCAGCAATTATCAAGATTTGTTGGTGTAATAATTGTCATGTTTGTTGTTTAATGTTTTCCTTGACTTGCTTTAATTAGTGGGTCAGGGTTTTTTCATTTAAACTGATATTTATTAAACACGGAGGAAAAGTCAATGACAGAATCTGATTTGCAGGAATTAAACTGGATTCAAGTTTCTTGGAACAAATTTGTTTATCAAAACAATAAAATGTTACTTTGGCTTCCAATTGACAGGGAAGAAACCACGATAACTGCTTTAAACAATTATTCCAATATGTACTTTAAAGGACGTTTAGATTCTATTGAAGAACTTACGTTTATCACAAATTTATTAACTAAACCTGAGAAAATTTGAACAGAAACACTGAAAGTAATCACGGCAAGAGAGAAGTAAAATTTGACATTCAGTTAACGGAAGAACAAAAGAGGGCAAAAGAACAAATATTAAAAACTCCGTATTCATTCTTAAATGGCAGTGCTGCAAGTGGTAAGACATTACTTGCAACTCAAATCGCAATGGATCTTTTCTTTAAAAAAGAAGTTGAACGGATAATTATAACCAGGCCAACTGTCGGTACTGAAGACAACGGGTTTTTACCTGGAACTTTTCAGGAAAAAATGGATCCTTGGTTAGTTCCAATACGTGATAACATGAGAAAGGTTTATAACAAACCTGACAAGTTGAAAGCAATGGAACAGGAGAATCACATTGAATTAGTTGCGTTGACATTTTTTAGAGGCAGAACCTTTGACAAAGCAGTATGCATCTTGGATGAGGCTCAAAACCTGACCAAGTCACAATTAAGAATGGCAATTGGAAGATTAGGTAAAGGTTCAATCATGATTTTCTGCGGAGACAGGGATCAAATTGATTTAAAAGTTAAGGCAGATTCAGCAATTTGGGACATTGAACTGTTACAAGGTTCAAAATATGTATCAATCATTGAATTGACTGAAAATCACAGACATGAAGCCGTGAAATCGGTATTGAATTTATTAAAATAGGAATATATGCCAACAACATTAGGAAGAAGTAAGTTAGAAACCGACCATCAATTTGAAAGTAGAAATGAAAATTTCATTGCAACTGGTAAATATAAAGTTTATACTGCATTAATTTCAAAGACTGGAGTTGGTCAAACTCCGACCGTGATAGTTTTAGAAAACACTATTGGCAATATTGTCTGGTCTGATGGAGGAACTGGAATTACGTTGGGAACTTTGGAAAATGCTTTTATTTCTGAAAAGACCTTTGTCTCATGGCCAATCCACGTCCAAAACGGAAAATGGGGTTTTATAACTAGATTTTCAGAAAGTCAAATCAAGATAGTGACGTATTCAGGATCAGATACTGTTTCGACCACAGTGGATACGAATATATTGGCAAACACGCCAATTGAAATTAGAATTTACAATTAAAAAAGGAAAATTATGTCAGCACCGGGAAAATTAGAAACTTGGCAGCAACAAAGAGCAAAGATTAATGCTGCGAAAGAAGCGACAAAAATCGTTTCTAAGCCACTTAAAGAAGAACCTAAACCAAGTATCGTTGAACTTGTAGAAACGCCAGTAGAAGTAAATGTCGTGGCTCCTGTGGAGGTTGTAGATGAAATTGCAATTCCAGAAGAAATCGTTCAGCCAGAAGTTGAGGAAACATCTGAAGAAAAGATTGAACTCAAACCAATCACGAAAAAGAACAAAACTAAAGAGTAAATGGCAATAAAGATAAAAAACTATGAATTGCCAGATTCAACAATTCTGGAAGAAGCATATTTAAGAGTTCAAAACGTCACGACTGCAATCGTTGATTATGAACATTTGCAGCCTAGTGATAAAGAAGGGTTTGAACTTGAAACGACTTGGATTAAAAAAATAGAAACCAAAGCGAACATTTTTGTCTTTGCAGACGAAATTGCTAGGAATAACGGTGTTGCGGCAGTTCACTGGTTTCCAATTGAATTTGCATACGATTTAAGTGAACATTCAAATATTTACGAACAAGCATACAAAGCATTAAAATTGATTTATACTGAATCTGAGGATTGCTAATTGTCATCGTACACGTTTATCATAAAGCAGGGAAAAACCTTTAATCGAAGGTTTGAATATTTGACTGGAAATCCACCAACTCCGTTCGATTTTACGGGATATGAAGTTCGCAGTCAAATAAGACCAAGTTATGAATCGTCGACAGTTTATGCAACTTTCAGTTCTTCTATTTCCGCAGATGGGTCTGGTTTCAATATGACTCCAACTTCTGCATCAGTTGTCTTACCGCGTTCAAGTGGAAGTATTGGGATGACGATAAGTGCATATTCATCTTCACTATTCAACTTTGATACTGCCTACATTGACATTGAATTCTATTCAGGATCCGGAGCAACTCAATATGTTCAGGAATTAGTTTCTGGTAAGGTGAAACTCATGAAAGAGGTAACTCGATAAATGGAAGTCGTTAGAATTTTTGAACCTGGAAGTCAGGGAGCCAGAGGAGTTGATGGAAATTCAATCCTTCCTTCTGGCGTTATTTCAGGTTCGATTCAAATCGCATCAGATATTTCTGGATCATTTACTTCAGTTTCTGCTTCGTTTTCAAGCAGAATAGGAACGTATGATTCGAAAACATTATTTTCATCCAGCCAACAAGTAATTTACAGTTCGATCCAAGGGATACCAAGTTCAAGTTTAACTGGCTCAGGAACTAATACTCAAATCGGTATTTTCAGCGGTTCTAACTTCATAACTGGAAGCGGCAATCTGGTTTGGTCAGGTTCAAGATTAGGAATTGGAACAGAGTCACCTGATGGAACAATAGAAGTGAAAGGAGATGATGTTAACCCTATCTTTGTAGGGACGGCAGGTAATGGAACTAAATTAGTAGAATTTAACGAAGATGGAATTTTTAAATGGTATCTTCCGGGAAGCAATTTTAATCCTACTTTACCTTTAGTTACTATTGATAGTGTGGCGGCAACTGGCCGTGGAAGAATCACTTTAAAGAATAATCATTACAACCCGGCTGGCAGTGCAGGTGGAGATGTTAAGATTGAAAATTCCGCCGGATACCTCCTGCTAACAACGGCGCATTCAACTTACGGGTATTTGATGGCTGGCACTGGGGGTACGGTTGGGCAAGGGATTGGTTCGACAGGAAATTATACTTTTTCTACATTTAGTGCGTCACGCGACCACATCTTCTACAACAACAATTTCACTGGTGAAACAATGCGAATCAAAGGTTCTGGCAGAGTCTATATCAGTGAAAATTTAATTGTCACTGGTTCAATTTCAGGAAGTTCTCAATTATTAACAATTGAAGATTCTGCTACTGCAACGGTTTCATTCCCACAGAAAATTTCCCACACTTCAACTGGAATTGTATCGGCTTCTTTTGGAGTTGGTCAACAATTTGAATTAGAAAACGCTTCTGGATCAAATGTCATCGCAGGCACTCAAGAATTCACGTTTACTGACCCAATCACTGGTTCAGAAGATGTAGATTACACACTGAAACTAATCAGGGCAGGAACGCTTACAACATCTTTGACCGTGACCAGTGCTGGCGTGGCTACATTTGGGTCTACGGTTATTTCAGGAGGCGATGTATTTGCAGTGTCAACCTCAAGATTTAGGTGGTCGTCAAGGTCAACTCTAGGGGCTCCTTCTAATGGAGTTATCACATTATTTAATAATGCGGCAACAGATTTCGACCGCCTTCAATTCGGCGGCACAACGTCATCCTTCCCATCCATCAAAAGAAGCGGAACGGGCTTAATAGCAAGGCTCGCAGACGATAGCGCAGACGCGCCGTTAACAGCATCAAACCTTATTTCTACCGCAACAGTTCGCCTACAAGGATACACCGTTGCAACGCTTCCAGCAGGAGTCATTGGAGATATGGTTTACGTCACTGATGCCTTAGCACCAACCTATGGCGCAACAGCAGTCGGTGGCGGAGCAGTCGTCACACCATGTTTCTTTGATGGAACAAATTGGACGACCAGATAAAACACAGAAATTATCAATGGTTAGATAATTATAACGGGAAGTTTTAGATTAGGAAATTATGAATGAGTCAAGGAAAATATTATAATTCAAATGGTGATACCGTTTACCTGAACGTGTTTGATTCAGAGGGAACCAAGACAGTCGTTCATGGTGATTTAACTAACCAAATAGTTCAAATCTATGAACCTGGAAGTCAAGGATCACGTGGAGAACAAGGAACGCCTGGAGTAACAACAATTGCACAATTCACGGTATTAATGAACGAATATAATGCAGCATTAAATTCATATTTGACAAATGAAGAAGCCTTCAATGCATTAGGAGTTGGAAAGGAATATTTATACCAATCAGGAAGCATGGAAGGACAACAAGGAACAAAAATGATCACTTATACACCATAACAAAAAATGAAAAAAATACTCACATTATTCACATTGTTAATTTTATTCGCAAGCAGTACAAATGCACAACAATCTGATTCTACTCGTCAAACCGTGACTTATTCATTGGAAGTTTTCAGTTCAGATTCGATATTTCTGAACGAAATAATTACTAGAACAAATCAAAGTAGTCCCCGGCCAATTATCACAAATTCATCAATATTTTTCGATAAAAGAGACAAATTGATTCTGTTTGTAAATCAAATGATTCAACAGGCCGACTTTCTCAAGACAAAATCGATGATAATTATTAAAGAAATGGAGCGGACAGAGTTAATCCCTAAGCAGTCACAAGCAGAGGAAAAAAAGTAATGAATCTGAAAAAACTATTCTTTATATTTGCATTAATTTCAATTTCAACATCTGCTTCATCTCAAAATAATTTATGGGCTCCACCTTGGTGCATCACTAATGCACCACCAACGTTCAATCCTGGTTCAAAAGGTTGTCGAATAGTTCTTGATACTACTGATCAAACATTTTATCTGTGGAAAATTGGAACAACTTGGGTTGAAATTGGTAAAACCATAGATGAAATTCTTGGATGTGTTCCGCCTGCTTATACTCCTACAAAATGGCAGAGTGAGGTCGTTTTAAATGACTGTGATTCACTTTATCGATACAGATCAGGAGTTTGGTATCATTTAAATCCTCCCGATACAGACGCACAAAACCTATCACTTACCGATCAGGCCCTTGATATTTCGGGTGGTACGGGCGTGACATTGCCTATTGTGGGGGTAAGCGCGGGAACGGGTATTGACGTAAGTACGGTTGCTGGAGTAGCTACGGTTTCAAACACAGGCGTCACGAGCGTTGGACTAGACCTTCCAGCCGAATTTACCGAAGACGGAACACCTGTAACCACATCTGGCACCTTGTCCGCAACATGGGCCGCACAAGCCGCAAACCTTGTTTTTCGGAGCGGAGACGCGGGGGGAACGCCATCGATGTCGGCTTTGACGGCGGCGGATATTCCGGCAGCATCAGCGTCAAAATGGACAGACGGCGGGGCAACAACATACCTGACAGCAACTACCGATAATGTGGCAATAGGCACAACAACGACATCAGCCGGATTAGGCGTTTTGAAAACCACAGAGCAATTAAGACTTAGTTATGATGCATCAAACGCGGTTACTTTTACGGTTGGGGCTGCAAATTCTTTTGTTTTAAAGCCTCTTGTAAACTCCACGGCGGCATTTAACTTTACAAATGCTGCTGGTACAACTGTTTTTGATATTAATACAACAAACGGGCGGATCGGTGTAGGAACCAGTTCACCACAAGCACCAGCGCACGTTACGTCTACTTCTGCTATCGGATTATTATTTGAAAGAACCGGAGCTTCACAGAACTCAGCAATTCAGTACAAAAATCCAGATGGCAGTTTATATGCGGGCATAAATCAAAGTGAGAATTTCTCTATCGGGAGTAGCTCAAACTTAGATTTAGGTACATTTACACATAATGTTACTACTGGATTTACTGGCATAGGCGCCACCACCCCCGATTTTAAATTCCACGTTGAACAGGACGATGCAGTAACAAACGCGGTTACATACACAGAGCAGAGTACTCATACAACATCAGGCACGGCAACAACAAATTTTGGCATTGGAAAGAAATGGGAACTTGAAAACGGGAGCGGTACGAACCGGGTAGCGGCAACGCAGGAAGTGACTTGGAGCGATGCGGTGGATGCTACGGAGGATGCGACGCTGGGGTTTAATTTAATCCGGGAGGGTACGCTTTCAAGAGTAATGACCATTTTGAGTACGGGGAATGCTGGCATAGGAGAAACGGCCCCGACCGCAAGGCTTCAGGTGAAAGGGTCGGGAGCAACATCTTCCACAACCGCCCTTCTTGTAGAAAACAGCGCAGGCACGGATGCGCTCAATGTGCTGGACAATGGCAATGCCGGTATAGGAATCACTGCGCCTACATCGCTGCTTCATACAAGTCAATCTAAGGACGTAAGTTATGCCAATGTGATCGGCAATCTATTTGAGAGTACGTTCACCGGAACGACAATATTCGGCACGAGCACCTATGGAGTGAGAAATTCAACGATCGTTAATATCTCAAGCGCAGTTAGCAATAGGACAATAGTAGGGCTTAACGGCGCAATTACCTACTCTAGTTCTTCGGCTGGTGGTATCAGCGGAACAGGTGGAATTACGGGGGCGTCATACACCGCATTTAATGATGACGCCGCTGAAACCGTATCAAACACGATAGGGTTTTCTGGCCGGGCAGGCGCAAGCCGATCTGGCGGAACAGTTGCGAGCGCAATTGCTATAAAAGGTGAAATATGGTCGCAAGGAAACGTAACAAGCGGCTATGACTTCTACGCAGGTGATGAACTTGGGGGTGGCGGCACTGTGACAAACCAGTACGGCCTTTATGTTGAGGGATTGACCAAAGGCACGAATAAGTATGCCGTCTACACAGCCGGAACAACCCCCTCCTACTTTGCGGGAAGCGTAGGCATTGGCGCTACCCCTGTATCTGAAAAACTTGAAGTCACCGGGAACGCAAAAATAACAGGAACCCTCGCAAGCACCCGCAACAACGCAACACTCGCAGCGGCAGCCACCACGCTGGCAATTACGCGCAACGTCACCACCGTAACTGGAGACGCGGGGGGAAATACCCTGGCCACGATCACAGGCGGACAGAGCGGGCAAATACTCACACTAATTTTCGTGGATGGCCTCGTAACCATTACCGACGATGGAAGCGGAGCCGCCAATACAGTTAACTTGTCGTCGGCATTCACCTCAACCGCAGGCGATGTGCTTACACTTGTATTTGATGGAACCTCATGGTTTGAGACGCAACGTTCAAACAATTAAAAATAAAGGATACAACAATGAAAAAAATATTTCTTTTCTTATTCACGTTTGCAATCTGTCTTCAGGTTTCATCACAGACAACAGTTTCGGCCAGAGATAGTAGTTATTTACTATTGAAAGGCAGCGTTTACTATGAAGTCAGGGATGTTGTCTATCCATCGGGAGATTTTAATATTTCCGGAGTTCGGATTGGGGCTCTATCGGATGTCATAAACAAAAAAGTCGCTGATTTCGAGCGACAATCCGAACAAATGGCTGAGATTGCAAGAGTAGTTTCTAAAAATAATCATCGGATCACCGAAATAATTAGAGAAGGAAATGCTGCTAAGGAATTGACTAATGCTTCTCCTCTAGATACATTACAAGCAAGATTTATCAGTCCATTTCTTACGTCAGGATGGACGATTAAGAGTGAAGGAAAATCTCAAAACATCATTTTCAGTGTTACCAATGTTGGAGAGCTTAGGTATAGTCTTGATGGAGGTGCGAAGTTAAAAGCTGAATTTCTCGGAACTATCATTCGTCTGCAAAAGTTTCCAACGTCTAAAACTACGAATGAAGACATTGATTTTTACATTGATAAAAATGCTAATAAATATGTCGATATTTTAGATCGCTTTACGTTAAAAGCACCTAAGGGCGAAAAATAATGAATTTAAAAAATTTGGATATTTACAAGTGCAATGAAATGGAATAATTAAGATATGCCCTATTCACCTAACATAGATATTTGGCAAGGTTCAGGAAGTTTCTTCCCTTTGACCTTCACTCCTTTTGGTTTTTATGACGATGATCATGATTTCCAGGAAGACGCGGAATCGTTTGCTAAATTTGCAGGCTTGAAGCTTGGATTCCCAATGATCGACGTAGAACTTCAGGAGATGAATTTTTATTCTGCGTTTGAAGAATCAGTCAATGAATATGGTGCTCAATTAAACACGTTCCAAGCAAGGGACAATCTTTTAAATTTAGCGGGACAAAGTACAGGTTCAGCAAATTTATCTCAAAAATACATTCCACAAACCTTGAAGGGTATTTTTAAACTCGCGAAGGCTTATGGAGTTGAAGCAGGTTCAGGTGGAACACAAACTTATTACACGGGTTCAATCACTTTAACTGCAAACAAGCAAGTTTATGATTTAACTAGAGATGTTTCAATTGAAACAGGTTCCTTTGCAACTGATGAATTCACGATAAGAAAAATATTCCACAATACTTCTCCAGCGGTTCTGAGAATAATGGATCCAAGTTTAGGAATCGGGACACAGGGAGTGATGGAAGAATTTTCATGGGGAGGAATGGGTTCAGCCGGACAATATATGCTGATGCCGGTTTATCACGATTTATTGCGGGTTCAGGCAGTTGAATTCAATGATCAGATTAGAAAATCAGGTTATTCATTTCAATTGACAGGTAACAGATTGAGGATTTTCCCTATTCCAGGTGAAACTTTAACGCTCTGGTTCCATTATACGTTAGATAAAGAAGCAGCAGGATTTTTAACAGATGATTCTGGTGGCGGTAAGATTTCTGATATTTCAAATATTCCGTATCAAAACATAACTTACAAGTTCATCAATGAAATGGGTAAGCAATGGATCAGGAAGTTTGCTTTCGGAATCGCCCAAGAAATGTTAGGTTACGTTCGCAGCAAATATTCAGCAATTCCGATTCCTGACGGAGAAGTAACATTAAATGGAACGGATTTGGTTGCTGCTGGAAAGGAACGTCAAGACGCACTTATTCAAGAATTAAAAGATACCTTAGAATCAATGTCATTTCAGGCACAATTAGAGAGAAAGGCCGTCGTTGCTGAAAATTTACAGAATCAACTTCGGTATAGTCCGTTAAAAATTTATGTAAAGGTATTGTTACCTTTGCTTTTAGGTTTAAATCATTTTTGAGATATTTATTGAAAACTATTAAAATAAAGGAACAAAATAACAAATGCCAAGAGCAAAATTTCAAACCCAACAACAGTATGATGCAACTCAACCAACATTCGCATCAGGTGTAATTTCAGGTTCAACTGACAACTCAGGTTCGTTAGTCGTTCTTCACACACTTTCTGCTGCTCCAAGAGTCGTTCTTGCTACTCCATTACAGGAAGGTGCGTCAGTCGCAACGCCACAATATTCAATCACAGTTGTTAACAGAAACGCATCCGGTTCAACTTTGAGATTCTACGGATCAGGTTCAGGTCTAATCAATGCTGCTGCCGTTTCTGCGTCATGGGTTGCTTACGTTTAAAGGACAAGTCCATGACAGAAAAACAAGAAAAATTAATTGAATCATACATCAGAAAGCAAGTTCGTCAGTCTCTGAAAGAGAAGTCAATGCTGTCAGAAGCAAAGATAATCATCCCTGCTGATGGTCAGAAAGATGCATTAGTCGTTGGTGGAGTCGGTACAACGCTTTATATTTCACAAAAAACTGAAACTGGTGTTCACGGAGTTCAATTCACGTTGAAGCAAATGAGGAGAATTGTTGAATATTTTTCAAATTATGACCCACAATCAACCACAGTTAGATCAATTTCACCAGGTCAAAGACAAAGAATAGGAACAAAATGAATTTAAAAGAAAATTACGAGCGGTTCTTCAAACAGAACCTTTCAGCAAAAACAGAACCAGAAAAGGCAAAGTTAGATGAAAAGGCAAAACAACGCTTTTCCAATCTATCCAAAATCTTGTCTGGAAAGTATCCAAATGCTCCGATGACATTGAAAGAAGGTTATGTTTGGTTTGGAAACAAGAGAATTGAACCAATCCAAGAATTTTTAAAAAAATCATCACTTCAAATTCAAGAAGCGGTTAGAGTATTTTCTAACAGCGGTAAAAAAGGATTGATTTAATTAGGAATTTAACTTGAGCTTATTTGGATCCAGTCGAGACGCATTATTAATTAAACACATATCTAAAGAAGTAATTTCTGACATAATTTCAGTCGAGATTGCGTTCTTCAAACTCTCTTTGATTGATTCAAACGTCACGATTTATCAAGAATCGACTTCTAAGAAATATTTCGATCCAGTCAGGTTATTCTGCCTTGTTTTAAAGGAAGATATTTCAATGGACGATCAAGATACAGGGATGCAAGTTAATCAATTAGTAACTTTCAATTTTCTAAGGGATGATTTGAAAGATATTGACTTGGTGATTGAAACTGGAGATGTGATCAAGTTCAATGAAAAATACTTTGAAATTGACAACACGGTAGAAAATCAATATTGGTTCGGAAGGAACCCGGATACTTTACCAATTACCACTGAAGGCCGGAGCAACTATGGATTCGGTTACAACGTTGCAGTCAAATGTTCAACACATCAAACTAGAATATCACAATTAAATTTAGTTAACGTTCGCAGTGGATTGAATACAGTTAGAACAAATAATAATTTACCAAGGAACCTATAATTGAAGCCAAAAATAGCCGCATATCAGGACGGAAGAACCGTTGATTCAAACGCCAATAGAGCGGAACAAATGGATCGTCGTTCAGATGTGGTCAAGGTTCCGAAGGTAACTCTTTTTGATATAGATTTTGGAATTTTCTACCATTTGCAGGAAGTTTGGAAACCAAAAATAATTGAAAACGATGTTTCAATTCCAGTTCCTGTCATGTTCAGCAATGGTGAGAAATGGGCTCAGGTTCGATCAATGGGCTACCTTAGGGACGCATCAAAAAAGATTCAATCCCCATTAATAATAATCAAGAGAAATGATGTTGCCAATGATGATAGAATCGCAATGTTCCCAGGTCAAACTTCAACATTTGCTAATTCAACCAAGTTAATCCCATATAGAACCAATGGGATGCAATACGATAAAGTTGCAGGTCAATATGCTAGAAAAGAATCAGTTGAATATTATTTATTACAAATTCCAACCTACGTCAGGTTAACTTATGATTTAATTATTTGGACTGATTTACAGGAACAAATGAATGTTCTGGTTCAGCAACTGATAGATTTTGATGGTCATATGTGGGGTGATTATTGGAAATTTAGAACCGTAATTACTTCAACCGCTCATGAAAATGTAAATATTCCAGGAGAAGATAGATTAGTCAAGACAACAATGGCTCTTCAAGTTGATGGATATTTAAGGAATGAATTCACTTATCAAGAATCAAACATTCAAAAAGCATATTCAATCAAAACAGTCAAGTTCCTCCAAGAAGGAACGGAACAAATATTATTCGATCAAATTGCAGATATAACTCAACCAAATATTGATCCCACTTCAAATAGATTACAAACTGGATTAAAAAGGAATATTCGATAAATAATTAAAAAGGAAATAATATGACAGCAAAGCAAGAAAAGTTGATCGAAAGTTACATCAGGAAAGAAGTAAGGAGAAGATTGAATGAATCAGTTGATATGAGAATTGTTGCTATTGTCATAGAAAAGGCAATTAATGAAATTGATTCAAAATCTTCCGGAGTTACCGCAGATGAAAATGAAATCCCTGCTGCAATTGTCAAATATTTAAATGAAAAATATTATTTAAAAGCAAAATATAGATCTTAATTAGTAATTCAGTAATCGTTTTTGACCGATTTGGTTTCAAATTTTTTGAGTATAATTATAGGAAATAAACTTGTTCAATGTTAGAAAAGAAACATAATTTAATTTATCAGATTACAAACTTAGTCAACGGAAAGATTTACATTGGTCGTCATTCAACTAACAAGATAAACGACAATTATTTCGGTTCAGGAAATGAAATCAAAAAAGCCATCAAGGAACACGGAAGATCAAATTTTAAAAAAGAAATTTTATTTGATTTTGCCACTGTCGATGAAATGATCAAAAAGGAATTAGAACTTCTGACTGAAGATTTCGTCCAACGAGAAGACAATTATAATATTTTTGACAATACTGGTGGGAAAGGAATGCTTGGAAAAACTCATGGTGACAATTTTAAGAAAAAGTTGCGTGAAGCAAATACTGGATTTTTGACCGTTAAAGATAAAGACGGAAATACTTTCAGGATTTCAAAAAATGACCCAAGATATTTATCAGGAGAATTAAAACATAATTTACACGGAATGATTAAAGTTAAAGATTTAGAAGGAAATGTTTTTTGCGTTAAAAACGATGATCCTCGTTGGCTTTCTGGAGAACTTGTTAGTTCAAATTTAGGATCAAAACGTCCGGAAGAAACTACTAAAAAACACATTGAATTTATGAAAGAGTATTGGTCGGAAAATAAACATTCCGAACAAGCAATTCAAAAGATGAGAGATGCTAATCTCAAAAAAGTTAATGTTAGAGATAAAGATGGAAATGAATTTAGAGTTTCAACAGATGATCCAAGAATTGAAAGTGGTGAGTTAGTAAATGCAACAAAGGGAAAAATTTGGATTTATAATGTTGCATTGGAAAAGTCAACAATGATATATCCAGAAAAATTAGAAGAATTTAAACGTGAAAATTGGAAAGAGGGTAAAATCGACTTTAAATTCAAAACTATTTGGATAACGAATCAAGAACTCAGACGTAATGATCAAATTCCTCCAAAACAAATTGAAAAATATCTTAAAGACGGATGGAGTTTAGGTAAAATTTATTATCCAAAGAAAAAACAAAATAGTACAATTAATAAATAACTCAAAATAAAATGAGGAAAAACTATTGGCAAGCAGTAATATATTTTTAAGTCCGGGCGTATTTACTCGTGAGCAAGACTTATCTTTTCGTCCACAAGAAATCCCTGCCGTTGGCGCGGCAGTCATTGGACCGACCGTTCGTGGACCAGCGTTCGTCCCAACACCAATCAGCAATTATTCAGAATACATTCGTTGGTTCGGAGATACGTTCATTTCTGGCTCAGGTGCGTCAGAGAGAATGTATAAATATTTGACTACGCATTGCGTACAAGAATATATCAAGTATGGTCAGGTTGTAACAGTTGTAAAAATTCTGAATGCAAACTACCAGCCAGCGTATTCTTACGTCATTGATTCAGGTTCGCACGTTTTCAACTTAGCCAACACTGCTTCAGCAACTTATGGTGCAGCAGACATGGCGTTTAAAATCGTTTCATTATCAGACGGCGATATAATGAACTCAGGTGCGACTGGCGCAGCAGTATCTGGTTCAGGATATGAAAGTGATTCAACTACAAACAATTTGTTGTTAACTGGATCACAATTCAATGCAAGATGGGAAATTGCAAACGTTGATCCATCCAGAGGTGTTTTTGATCTTTACATCAGAAGAGGTGATGACATTGAGAACAGAAAAGTTCTTTTAGAGCAATATTCGCAAGTTTCTTTGGATCCAAATACTCAAAACTACATTGCAAAAGTAGTTGGCGACCAAGTTAACACTTTGAGATATGATTCAAATGGTGCTCCTTACTTAGAACGTTCAGGTTCATATCCAAACCGTTCAAGATTTATCAGAATTGAAGCAGTCAGAAACACTTTGAACTACATCAATTCAAACGGTTCAATTCGTGATGCTTCACTTTCAGGTTCATTGCCAGCGGCAGTATCTGGAACATTTGGTGGAGGTTCAGAAGGTAACGTTATTCATCCAAGAGCGATGAATGAGTTGATTTTTGCAACCAATACACAAGGTTTCAATCCAGCATCTGCATCTTGGGGATATACGGCATATGACGATGCTATTAATATTTTATCAAACAAAGATCAGTTTGACATTAACTTGTTATTTACTCCTGGTTTGATGGACAACTTGACAGGTCACGGTGCAATGATTACGAGAGCGATTAATATGTGCGAGGACAGAGGTGATGTTATGTATGTCATTGATCCAACTTACAAAGGTTCAACAGTTGGGCAAGCACAATTAGCCGCAGAAGCAAGAAATACCAATTATGCCGCAATGTACTATCCTTGGTGCATGATTCCAGATCCAGATTTGGGAAGAAACATTTGGGTTCCACCTTCGGCAGTTGTTTCAGCAGTTTATTCTTTTAACGACTTGATTGCACATCCTTGGTACGCTCCAGCAGGTTTGAACAGAGGTGTTCTTGATACAGTTATTCAGACTGAACGTTTAATGACACAAGGTGACAGAGATAACTTATACATTAAATCTGTAAATCCAATTGCAACTTTCCCAAGACAAGGAATCACGGTTTGGGGTCAGAAGACATTGCAGAAAAAGCAATCAGCACTTGACCGTATTAACGTTCGTAGATTGTTAATTGATGCGAAGAGATTTGTTGCTTACACTGTTAAATACTTGGTGTTTGAGAATAACACGGTTGAAACTAGAGCGAGATTCATTGAATTAACCGATCCGTATTTCAGAAGAGTTAGAAACCAACAAGGTTTGTACGATTATCGGATCATCATTGACGAATCAAACAATACGCCAGACGTAATTGACCGCAATGAAATGAGATGTCAAATTTACTTGAAACCAGCAAAGACTGCGGAATTCATCATTGTTGACTTTGTAATTCTGCCAACTGGAGCACTTTTCCCAACTGATACTAATGAGTAAGAAAGGAAAGTTTTCAAGTTTGGATAATTACAATAAAGAAAAGGAAAATAGAATATGCCAAGATTAATAGTTCCAGATGCACATCACCCAATTCTACAATTTAGATATTGGGTGACTACGTCAAAACTTCCTGGAGCACAAATTTACTGCAAGGCTGCAACTCAGCCAACTGCACAAGGAGCACCAGTTACGGTTGAATATGTCAACTCTTACATGAAAGTGAAAGGTAAGTTGAGATGGGATTCAATTACACTGTCTGCATACAACTTTGAAGGAATTACAGCAACTGAACTTTGGGGTTATTTACAAGAGCACCAAGCAGTTGAATCCGCTACTGACACCAGAGCACCTTCTTACAAGCACGACCTTCAATTGATGTTACTTGGACCAGATGAAGCACCTGTTGGTACTTGGAAACTGGTTGGAGCATTCTTTGAAACAGTTGCATGGGGTTCACATGATAGAGGAACTGATGACGTTTCAACGGCAGAAATCACCGTTTGTTATGATTATGCTACATATTCATAAGCGCAAGTTCGCGCAATTAAATAAAAAATAAAAGAGGAAATAAAAAATGGTTCCACAATTTTTAGTTGATTTATTAGTCAACCTTTGGGACAAATTCAAGGCTAAAAATGCCAAAGTTGCAACTTTGATCGTTATTCTATTAATGACAATCGTTTATTTTGCAGACCAAGGCTCATTGGCCGGAATTATCACGCTTCCAGAATGGGCTGCAACTGCAATCCAATGGCTCGGAACAGTTTTGCTTGCACTTCAAGGTTCAAGAACCAGTGCAGATTTAGCCAAACAGAAATAAGGTTAGTCTTAACTTTTAAACCCGTAAAGGGAATAAAGAAAGGAATAGGGACTTGGATTAATTTCCTTGTCCCTATTTTTGTGATTTTTTCAAAAAAACTGGTTTGTGAATTTTAGAATAGATTTTCAATATCAATTTGCTTTGATTCAAAAGTCCAATCTGGAAATTCTTTTTGAATGGTTGAAATCAAATTTGTAATTGAAAATGTATCTTCACATAAAATTGATTCTAACCATGAAGGCATTTCAACTGTCATTTCGTCCCAAGTGTTAGGAGCAATGTGAAAGAATCTCGGAATGCCTTTTTCGTCGATGAATTTAATTGCAGTTGCCATGATTTTTATTGTTGTTTAGTTAATTAATACTGTAAAGGTAAGTTCTTCTGAATTAACTTCCAAATCTTTTTAGAATTATTTTTCAGAAAGTTTGATATTTATTGGAAATGAGACTACTTGTTCCAGAAGCATTTCATCCATCGCTTCAATTCAGATATACGATTTTCACCACTAGGTTGCCTTTTGCGACAATTCACGCAAGAGCCGCAACCCTTCCAACTATTGAAAACAGTCCAATTGAACTACATAATGGAAATGGATCCTTTTTCGTGAAGGGAAAGACAAAGTGGAATTCAATCAACATCAGATGTTATCACTTTGAAGGGATAACTCAAACTGAATTCTGGACTTATCTTCAACAACATCAAATTGTCCGTGATGCGATTGATTTCAGGAACGAAGTTTACAAGCACGATTTAAGGATTCTAACCTTGACTCCGGAAGAAATCCCTCTTGGAACTTGGATACTTCACGGAGCGTTTTACGAATCTGTGAACTTTGGAGAAATGGACAGAAGTTCAGATGAAGTGATTGAAGTCAATTGCACAATCAGATATGATTATGCGATTTTTAAACCGTTGATTGGATAATTTAACAAATCTACTCTGGTTCAGACCATCCAAAATCGTTCATCAGCAGAATTATTGAAGTAATTACTTCTGGTTGATTTGGAAAAATTTTTCCAAATCTGATAAATTTGGAATAATTGCAATTCTGGGAAAATGAACTGATTCAATCCATTTCCATTTTTCAGTGTCAAAGAAGATCACTTCTATTTGTTCTGGATGAGTATAACATTCAAATTGAAGTAGCATGATAAAATCTGTTTAATTGTGAAGTTCAACGTGAATATAAGGATATTCATTTCCAAATGTTCCGCGAATATCATGGGTAATTTGAACGACTCTCAACGATGTTAATTGTCCCTTTCGTCTACAATAAACTCGTTCACCAATATTTGGAACACGGGCGAAAATTATAACTTCTGAACAATCGTAACCGTCCAGATTCGTGTGACATTGACCTTTAATAAAAGTATTCATGATTGAATTGTTTATTGGTTAAATTTCAATATCCTTTTCCTTTAGAATTGAATTAAAAACTTCAATTCCTAAGTCTTTTATTATCTTTAGAATTCAAATAATTCTCCATTTACAGAGATTTTTAAATTGTCATATCCTCTGTTGACTGTGATGAAATCATCCTCAACGAGGATGTTAACAAAATCAGTTGCAATTGCAAGTCCACCGCCCCATTGTTTATCAACCTCGTGAGCCTGACGGTTGTTATTTTTTAAATAAAACTTTCCAGACACTAGTCCGGAGTTTCCGGGGTTATAGTATTTTTCAATTGTCACATAAGTTCCGTCCCATCCATGACTTCCAGGACTGAAAAATGTTTTATTTCCTTCAACCGGTTTAAGGAAACTTGCAGGGTCTTGAATTAAATTAATCATTTTTTTATTTGTTTCGTTAATTAATACCATAAAGGTAAGTCCTTCCGAATTAACTTCCAAATAATTTCAAAGATATTTTTCAGAAAGTTTGATATTTATAGAAAAGAGGAAACGAATTGGCAAGATTATCACCAGAAGGAAATAACCCACAACTTTCGTTCAGATTTAAAGTAGTTTTTTCTGAACTTCAAGATATTGGAATTTACGCCAAGGCAATGCAAATGCCAACGGTTGACAATTCACCAATAACGGTTGAATACGGAAACACTCAAATGAAAGTTAAAGGCAAGACAAAGTGGAACGATATAACTTTGACTTGTTATGCGTATGAGAAGAAGACAATTGATCAACTTTGGGCGTATTTGAATACGTTGCATCAAAACGTTCAAGACGGAAAAGATGAATATCCGGACAAATACAAGAAAGATATTATCTTACAATTACTTTCACCATCTGATATTCCAGTTGGAACTTGGAAATTAATCGGTGCATTCATGGGAGGAATTAACTTTGGAGAATTTGACTACGCTGCTGAAGAAGTCGTCCAACCACAAATGACAATCAGTTATGATTATGCAATGTTCTTATCGGGAAACTTCACAGGAATTGGAGTTCCGAATCTATAAAATTCATTTAAGTTCAATACTTATAGTAAACAAATAAAAGGAATAAAATTAAAACTGTATGCAAGACTCAAAAGTAAAAGTGACTTCAACGTCAATTCCACCACAGGATCAAAATGGTCCAAACCCTAATCCAACATTTGAACAGGAATCGGTTCAAGAACTCAAGGCCCAAACTTTCCCAACCAACATCGTTCAACTTCCTTCCAAAGGACTGCTTTATACGTTGGACGATCCGTTGTCAAAAGGAGTAATTGAGGTAAAAGACGTTACGACTAAGGAAGAAAACATTCTGACAACTGAATCCTACATCAAAGCAGGAATCGTGATTGATAAGTTCCTCCAGAGTATCATTATTTCGCCCAAATTTAACTATGACAACCTTTTAATCGGAGATAAGGATCAACTTATACTCGCGTCAAGAATCTACGGCTACGGGCCAATTTATACGTTTGACGTAACGACTCCATCAGGCAAGAAACAGAAGGTTGACATTAACTTGAAAGAGATTGAATGCAAGGAAGTTGACGAAACATTGTTCAAGAATGAAAACTTGTTCAATTATTCCTTTGAGAATCGGAAAGGAAAGTTTGACTTAACTTTTAAATTGTTGACAGTTGGAGACAACAAAGCAATTGAAGAAAAGTTAAAGCGGAAAAAAGCAGGTGGAGAAGATAAACAAGTCACGACACGATTGGAACAAATGATTCAATCTGTGAACGGAAATTCTGATTCAAACCTGATAAGGCTTTTTATTGAAAATGACTTCTTGGTCAGAGATTCAAGAGCGTTCAGAGATCACGTTGCAAAGATGCAACCAGGTCCAAACATGGAAGTTCAAATAATTGACGAGGAAACGGGAGACTCCTTTCTCGCTTCGCTTACCATCGGACCAAACTTTTTTTGGCCTGACCTCGGAGTATGATAGAACCGTGATGGATCAGGTTTTTGACCTGAGTTATTACACTCACGGAGGATTTCCGTTTGAGCAGGTTTACAATATGCCAGTCAACGTTCGTGCTTATTATTACTCAAAGTTAGTAGCAATAAAAGAAGCCGAAGCAGAGGCAATAGAAAAGGCAAATCAACAAAGGGGCAGGAGATAGAAATATCTTTTCTGCCCTATTTTTATGCTCTTGGACAGTAATTTAATGGAAGTAAAATGGCAAATGCAGTATGAATTATCTTCATTTTGTATTTCATTTTCTAAAAGATTCAAAGAGTAAAATTTGTGAATTGAACAAGGTCAACGTTGATTTCTCCCATTCAGGATCGAACCATCGTTCATAGACGATTTCAAGACCGGAAATGAAAGGTTCAACTGAAATAATCTTTAAATCGCCTTCATCTGCGATATTAAGATAGGTTTGAACCCAATCGAAGATTCGTTCTTCACGTTCAGTGTAATTGCAGAGAATCATGATTCTTTTTTATTTGTGATTAATGAAATTAAAAATATGATCAATGTTAGAAACGTCCAATTCCAAACATTCATATTGTAAACCCAGATTTGCTCTGCCGGAAATGATGGGTCGTAACTTGCTAAGAATATTTTAGAAAGTTGACCAATTATTGCAAGTAGCAATAATCCAATTGAAAGTCCGAAGATGAATGAAATTAGGTATTTCATGACTCAATTTTGTAAATGGGTTGAATGACGTATTCATTACATTCTTTACCATGTTGTTTCAGAGCAGATTCGGCTTCTTCAATTGAATCAAAGTTCTGATCCAAGTCATAGTCAGAAACTGCTTTATAAATTGGATGCCAAAGATGTTTGGTTGAATAACCACCAGGGACATATTCTGAATCGTAAACTAATATGAAGATTTTGAAGTATTTTATCATTTTATAATCAAAAATTGATTTTTAAGTTGTCTGACAAGATTGGTTTTTTACATGAAAGACATGACCCGTACATTTCTATTTTATCACAGCCATCTCTGACATTTTTAATAACATTTCCTTTAAAATCCGATTCAAATTCATGTGTTCCACCAAGTAAAACGACAATTTTAAATCCTTTATTGGATTTGCAATGTGGACATTTTCTAAATATTGGCATGATTTAAACAGCGAATTCTAATTCTTCATCAACTGCAACGATGATTTTTGCTCCGTAAAGTTGCTCAAAATGTCCGATCCAAAAAGCAGTCATTTGCATCTTGTTTCCAGAATCAGTGAAGATGTTCAAACAATTTTCTCCGTAAAATTCATCATAAATTTGATCAATTGAATATCCTTTACCAGACCACCACTTCTTCTCCTTTGGATCAATAACTCTGACAAATTTACCTTCAGAAAACAATGCATCTTTTTTCATTGCAACGAACCAATCTTTATCCGAGTTTTCAGCGAAGATTTCTTGGGCAGTTTTCTGCTTACGAACGGAATAACTTTTGAGTTCCTGATACATTTGATAGTGGTCTTTAATCCGCTTCAAGTTCGCCTTTGCAACATCCAAGTCGTTCCACTCTAATTCAAGAACAACAGTGGTATCTTCAGTGTGTAAAGAACCACCAGTTCGGTAAGAAATTTCAATTTTGTAACTCATGTCTTTAATAATTGTTTCAACAAAGGTAAGTAACTTTTAAATGATTACCAAGAAATTTTTTAAATATTTTTTAAGAAATTTGTCCACTCATTTCTCTCGAACAAATCATCTTTATCAACCTTAGTCATTCCATAATTGAATTTAGATAAATTTGAAATATGTTCAACGAGATATTCTCGATTCTTAATTCCGAATTCATTAGTTTTCTTAAACTGATCCATTTGAATTAGAATGAGTTTCTTCAAATCCATCTTCCAAGTAATTTTCTTAAATCTAAGTCGAATCAATGGAATACCAAGTTCTCTACAAATTCTTAATTTTATCGAATCTCTAATTTGTTGATGTTTAAAATCATTTTTCTTCTTGTGAAAATCCTTCACTTCTTTGAAATGTTGCTGACCTTGAACTTCAATGGCTAACATCGCGGCTTTTCTAATCAAAGTTCCGTCTAATTCAAAATCAATCTTTTCTTTGAAGTAAATTAGAAAATCAAGTTGCAGATTCTTCTTGGTGTAAGGATTGATGATCCAATCATAATATTCATTAACTTCAATCTTTTCAATTAGCGAATCGTCAAACAATTCGTAGATTTTCTCGTAAACAATAGTTTCTAAATAGGAATTTAATTTCATTTACATTTGGTTTAAAATACAAAAGCCCGAACTAACAACATAGTTAATTCAGGTAAAAACAAATTTGACTACTAAACAATATAACCTTCTACTCCAGTGTCTGGAAAACGGAAAAATCTGAATTAAAATTCTTAAATGACTTTTTCGTCTTGACTGAGAACAAATATTCATCAGCAATGTGCTTTACAATGACGAATCCTCCATGTGCTGCTTCCATCACATAACAAGGAAAGAAACTAGGATCATTTTTACGAAGATTATTCAAATGACTCTTTGCGTCCATTTCTTCACGGAATCCTACGATTGGTGAATATTCCCTCGTATTGAATCCATTTTGCGTCAAAGCAGTCCTTCTTCCAGAAGTCTTTTCTCTCTTTGGATTGGAAGAGTTGAGATAATGATTTTCAGCATTAATCCCTTGGTTCCGCTTAAAAATAGTTTGTGGGTGTCTTTCAGTCATTTTGGCAAGATAGGTCAAAGATTGCTTTTGAATAAACTCTTCTTTCCCAGAACTTTCATTCTGTCCGTTTTCCAGCATACAGTTAGTATGGTTCTTTTGAGGAATCAAAACTTTCTTCTTCCTGCCTCTAATCATGGCAGACGATTGAAAAATACATAAAAATAAATGGTTCGCGAATTTCCGAGCATTCGCTAAAATATCTAAATCAAATAAAAATTCAATGTTGAAAATTCGCCCAACTCCATGATGTAAAATTTCATGGACTTGTCTTTGGCCGTTTGCAGTGATCCAACCTTTGTCAATTCTGACAAAGTTGATTGAATCTAAGTATTCAAGTGCTTTCTTGACTGCGGTGTGAGATGAATTAAATTGCTGAACCAGATGCTTTCTGTTGTCCCATTTAATCCTTCCGCTGTGATGATGACAGAGGTATAAATATAATCTAAACGATAATCCATGACGATAAACCCCTTCATCTTTTTGAGTGAAGAACTTTATTTGTTCGTAAGGGACGTAGAAATTCGCTGTCATTACTTATAAATATAAGACTTTGACAGAATTCCACAAACTTTTTCTGGTTATTTTCTGTTAATGATTTGTTAATCCTTGTAGACAAAGAAAAAGGCAACCTCCGTTAGAAGATTGCCTAAATTCACCTATTTTCAACAATTTACCAAATTAGAATTTGATCAAAGTCGATTCCAAACATCCTTTGAAGAACGATTCGAACTAAGTCGAAAGTTGATTCTTCAAATTCAAAATCGAAAGAAGTTTCCTGTGAAACATGACTTCCATCAATCGTCATTAGTGCAATGATTCCAACTGTTAAAAGTGGAGTTGTTGGATTCAAGATCGAACGTGGAATTGATACTGATATTGTCATGATGTTGTTTTTAAATTGTGATTGAATTTAATCCGAAGATTGAAGTGGTGACTTTTGATTGCATCGTTCTCCATTCTTGTTCTGACATTCTTGATGAAATAACAGAAGTTGGAAGATATGAACGACCATCAACCTCAATTAATTCCCATAAATTATCGGAATCATGGTTGTTATCTTCAAAATATTTCATAACATCTGAAAGTAACATGAATGATCCTTTTGCTTCTTGACTTGTCATTTTATTTAAGGTTGAATTTTGTGATCAATTTATTGACTTTACTTTCGAGTTCTTTGAAAGTTTTGAACCCGAAAAGTTGACCATTGAACCAAGCCTGAAAAGGACTGGTCCAATTCGTCAGTGGAGCTGGTTCTTGGAATTCAACTTCAAGTATGTGGCAACTTGAACGATTTTTCCAAACGAACTTTTTTCCGTCTTTGAGATCTTTCTGTGTCATAATCTTGTTGTTTCGTTAATTATAGTACAAAGTTAAGTACCTCCAAGTTAACTTCCAAATAAAATTGAAAATATTTTTCACAAAAGTTCAGATATTTATAGATATGGCAAAAAAACTAGAAAATCTACGGGAAAATCTCTTCGTTCAAATCGCTAAATTATTAGCATCTGCTGCGATGAAGAGGGAATTCACAAAAAATGACATTGAAAGGGATCCTTCTCTGAAAGCAACGATGGATTCGATCAAGTTCCATGCAGATGAATTTGAACGTGAGTTGAAATCAATGTGTGACAGATTCCCTCATTATAAGCGTTGTAAAGATTACAAGAAGGATAAGTAATGGCTAAGGCAAAAGACTCAGGATCATCTAAGGATGCTTTGGAAATGAAGAAGATAATGGACAAACTCTTCAAAGTTGTCCAAACGTCCGAATCATCTTCAAAAGAACAAGTTAGGATCAATCGTGAACTATTAAAGGTGATGTCTTTAATAGAATCGGGATTCGTTGCCAATGCCAGAGATGCTAAGGAATTGATTTCTAAGGTTGAATCCGAAGGTTATGCAATAACTGATGAATTCATCACTAAATGGGCCAAAGAGAGGAAGATTTCAAAGGACGATTTAACTGAAATCACTAAGAAGTTCAGGGAAATTGAAAAGATCAATTCTGATATAATTGATGATTCAAAGAATTACAACGCGTTAAAAAAAGCGACAAATCAATTATTAGACGGTGAAATTGACCTGACCAAGAATTTACTTGGTAATTACGAAGATATTTTAAAATCAGTCCAAGCCAGTAAAAAGCAGATTGGACAGTTTGGAGTCGGACTCGATAAGGTTTATGAAAATTTAAAAGCATCAGGAAGTGAAATCAACCTTGATTCAATGTTCGATGATTCAAAATCCAGCATTGAAGGAGTTCAAACTTTAATTTCTAATATGAAATCTGATTTAAAAAGTTTGGTTTCATCTGCTTCGGGCGAATTGTTCAACGTTGATTTAAATTTCAATCCATTAACGGATCAACTTGACACTGAAATTGCTAAAACGATTGATAACGTTAAAATTGAAAAAAATCTCAGAATTGATGCACTTAGAAGTTCATTTAAAGAAAATGAAAAACTTCAAACCAATATGCTGCGACAAATGGCAGGTCAAAAGATTGGAATTGAAGTTGATGTTGATACGGGGCAGATAAAAACGTTGACTGGAATACTTGAACCGGGAACGAAAGAATTTGAGAAGATGGCGAAGGAACTCGATAAAACCGCAAAGAATAAAGGATTTAAAGAAATTCTAATTCCTTCGTTTGAAGAATTGGTTGATTTGATTTCACTTGGAAATAATTTAACTGAAGAACAAAAAAAGCGTTATTCCGAATTAATCAAGCCAATAGGTGCAGCAGGTCAAATTCTTGCCGAAAATAATTTAGCACATCAGGTTAATTTACAACTACAAGAAAAGGAAATTGCCAAGCAGTACGCATTGGTCAAGGGATTAAGTGAATTTTCTGATAAATTGAAAACTGCCGAATCAATTGTTTTGAAAGTTGGATCTGGGTTTGAATATATCAATGAACTTCTACCGGCCGGAATTTCTGAATTCATCGGGCTTTCAAAGGTTTCCGGGGCATTGATGGATTCACATAAAAAGGGAGTTGAAGATTTTGCCGCTGAATTGCAAAAAAGTTCAGATTATTCAAAATCTATGGCTTCATATATGAAAGCCTTTAAACCTGCTCTGAGTCTGGCTTTGAATCCAATGCTGTTAATCGTGACTTCGGCAGTTCTCTTGTTTAAATTTGTTTCAAGTATTACTGATAAATACAAAGAAATGGCTTCTGAGATGAAAATATCTCTAGGTCAAGCAAAGGAACTTCACCAAGTTCAGTTAGATACATTGACCAGTCAGAAGAATCAATTTGCAACGATGAAAGACATTCAAGACGTTCAAACTTCAATGATTGGAACGTCAGGAAAAATGTTCGATTTAAATAATAAAGGAGCAAAAGAATTATCAATTAATTTAATTGAGGTTGGAAAATATTTCGGTTATGGAAATGAACAAGCCGTTGAATTGCACAAGACATTTGAAAGATTAGGTGCTGATGATAAAATGTCATTGAATCTTCAGAAGAATTTAGGAATGATGTCAGAAATGGCAGGTTTATCTCCTCAAATTGTTGCACAAGATTTAATTGATTCGGCTGCCGAAGTTGCAACTTATTTCGGAGGAATGCCTGAACTGGCTGCAAAGACAGCGATAAATGTCCGCAGGATGGGATTGAGTTTAAAGCAAGCAGGTGGAATTGCCCAGGACATGATTGCAGATATGGAAGGATTCATGACTGATATGTATGAACTTCAGGCAATGTCCGCTGGTGGAATTGATTTCAGTGGAGCATTTGAAAAAGGTTTAATGGGCGATATTGAAGGAATGACGAGAGATATTGTCAAGGAGATGGGAACGATTGAAGATTTTAATAGAATGGATCCGACACTGCGAATGAAAACTGCAAAGACTCTCGGAATGTCGGTGGATGAATTAGCAAAATCTGTAATGTTACAAAGTAAAATGGCTGGTCTTGGAGATGATCAGCAGAAATATTTACAGGCAAATTTAGATAGAATGGGCGATATTTCATCCTTGAGTCAAGATGATATTAAAAATAAACTTCAATCACTTCAATCAACGGATAGATTAGGAGTTGCGTGGGATAAAATTAAAGGCGTTCTCGTAAATTCATTACTTCCATTGGTAGAATCATTAGCAACTGGAATTGATGCTATTTCTCCAATATTGGATATTTTAATAATGGGACTGAAGGGAATTGGTTCAATCATTAAAATGATCGGACCTTTAATTCAAGTCATTCTCAGGCCATTGACATGGGGAACTGATTTACTTAAATCAATGACTGGTGAAATGGATGAATTTGGCGATTCAGTTTCTGGAACTGGAAAGTATCTTGGTGAAGTTGTCAAAATTCTGATTGGAATTGGTGAGATAATTGGTGGAATTTTCATCGCTAAAAGGTTCGGTCTCTTAAATAATGGAATTGGAGAGTTTGCATCTAAAATTCCGATAATTGGAAAGTTATTCGGATCGGCTGATAAATCTGCCAAAGATACCGCAGCAAGTTCCGCAGCATCTGTTCGTGAAATGGCTTCATCAGTTCAATCATCAATGAGTTCAATGGTTGATTCAATTGGCAGCACGATGACTGGAATTGCAGATTCCATTAAAGAAACTTTTAATTCAATTACATCAGGTGCTCAAAACGTATCCGCCGAAGCAAGTAAAGTAAGTGCAAACGTCGCAGAATCCTTGCAAAAAGATACTTCAATTGTAAGTTCAGCAGCGACTAAAATGAATTCAGAAGTTGCTGCAAGTGTTTCAAAGACAACTTCATCCGTTACTGCTTCAACTGCAAAAATGGCAAAAGATGCTCAAATTGCAGTAACTAGAACTCAAGCAGTTGCAGCAAAAGGTGGAAAAATGTCATTTATCAATCCAGATACTGCTCGGAAAGGATTTGGAACGATTGGTGAAATTGCCTCTAAAACCTTTGCTATTATGGCGATGCGTTCTGCAACTTCATTTTTTACAATGAAAAAGGATGGAGAAGAAGCAACCAGTTCAATGACTGATAACATGGGTGGAATGTTTGACATGGCATTCATGGGAGCAGGCTCATTATTAACTGGCTATCTTTCGGAAGGAATTGAAAAAGTATTCAGTAAAAAAATAGAAAAAGGAATTGAAGGAAAGTTAGAAAAACCGATAAAAAAATTGAGTAAAGCCTTTGGTTCAGTTGAGAATTCGGGAACAAAGGCATTTGATGGAATTGAAACAAAAGGTAAAGGAGTTTTTGGAAGAATTGCTGATTTTGCGAAGAAAATACTTCCAGGTTCAACCACTTCAATGTTAGGGACATTTGATAATTTGGCAGATCAAGGGAAGCAAGTCTTGGCTCCAATTGAACAAGTTCAAGATGTCATTAGTAAAACCAAGTCAATCTCAGAAAAAACCGTCCAATCAACGACCAGAAGTAGAAAAATAAATATTCCATCTCCACAGGAACCAATCCAAGACGTTGCTAAAAAAACAGGTTCAGGTTTCAGTTCATTCACCAATATTTTAAAGACAGTTTGGGACGGAATTAAAACAGTTTTAACTGATATTGTAAAGTTTGTTTCAACTTCAATGAAGGAACTTTCTTCGGGAATTGGTGAAGCGATTAAAAATGTACTGAAAGGGATTGGAGATGGATTGAGTTCGTTCAAAGGTTCGGCCTTAAAAGGAGCAGCAACTCTGGTAATTTTATCTGGAGCGTTGTGGATTGCGTCAAAAGCAATTCAAAACTTTACTTCTGTAAAGTGGGAAGATTTAGCAAAAGCAGGAGTTGCGTTGGGCGGTTTAGCAATCGTCGCTTTATCACTCGGTTCAGCATCCGTTCAAATGTTAATTGGTGCAGTTGCAATCGCTGCACTCGGTGCTGCATTGATTCCGGCTGCTTATGCGTTGGATATGTTTGCAAAGATCGAATGGTCAAGTTTGGCAAAAGCAGGTGTTGCGTTAATCGGTCTTGGAGTTGCAGGTGGAATAATTGGAAGTTTTCTTCCATTAATGTTACTTGGTGCGATTGGAATTGCCGCATTAGGCGCATCATTACTTCCTTTGTCAGCAGCCTTATTAATTGCGACTCCCGGATTGGAAGCATTTGGAAACGTAATTCAGAAAGCATTTAATGGAATTGCGACTGTAATAACTGCAACCGCTTCTGGAATTTCCCAAGTATTTGAAACTTTGGGAAATATTGACGTGATGAAACTTTTAACTATCGGACCAGCACTTGCTAGTATTGGACTTGGTTTGGCTGCAATGTCAGCAGGAGCAGTTTCAAGTAGTATTTCTAAGTTATTTGGAGGAGATGTTGTTAAAGATCTGGAAAAACTTGGAAATCTCGCAGAACCGTTGTATATTGTCCAGAAAGTTTTAACAGGATTGAACGATGCGTTGTTTGTCTTGGCTGAAACGCTGGCAAATTTGGATTTATCCGGACTTGACAAACTGGCTGAAATCCCCAAAATTGGAATTGATTCAGTTGCTAAGGAAAAAATCAAACCAATCGTTCAGAATTACGAAGGAGTTCAACAGGATTCAACTCAAGTTAAAATTTCCCCTGTTCAGAGTCAAGTTCCAAAGGTTCAAACACCTAGAAAAGAAGCGATGGCACAAGATAAACTCTTGAATACCAAAGGTTCAAACGGTGAAGAATCTGGAATGACACTTGAAAGAACTGCTTCAACTCAATTTGCCGCAAGTTCACCTTATCAAGTAAATCAGAGGCAAACGGATACTTATCAAGAAGATACTATTCCAGACAATCAAGAAACGAATATGCTCTTGAAGCAAATGGTAGCATTGATGCAAATCTTGGTTAAGAAAGATCCAACCTTGGTCTTAGATGGTCAAAAAATCAGTGCAATAACGAAGAAATTTAATAACAACTAAGGAAAAATGATGAAATCAATTAAAATGAAAGATTTGTTGAAAGAAGAACCTGATTTTTATCAACCGCCAACGCTCGGAACTGATAAATTAACAAAACAAATTTATAAAATTGTTGAAAAGGCAGTTCTTCAAACGGCACAAGGAAAGCCTGGAGGTAATGCTGCTAAATTCGCAACTGCCGAGATTTTAAAATTGATTTCTTCAAATCAAGGAAAATAATTGGCCAGACCTAGATCAGATTTCCCTAAAGAACAGTTTTATTTCTGGCGTTTTGACCCAGGGAGTGGACGTTTGGAAGAAAAGGATTGGAAACTTGAATTTGAAGCACATATCACTGCTTTAAGTGATTCGTCCAATCCATCATACAGTGAATTCTTTGATATGGGAAGGGCTGATCCGAAGGTATTTTATGCAGGAGCAAATCGGACTTGGAACGTTTCTTTCTTCGTTGTTGGAATGAACAAGATTGAACATGATAAGAATCACGACTTTTTACTTGCTAGATTAGGAAGAATGACTTATCCAATTTACGAAGGTGGTTCTGGATATAATTCTCCCCATGTTTACTTCAAGATTGGAAACTTAGTTCAAAGTTACGGAATAATTCAATCATTAACTTATGATTGGAAACCTGAATATCCTTGGAAAGAAAAGAGACCACTTTATACAGATGTCAGTTTAACGATTAAAATTCTTGCAAATTCACTTGGCGAGAGACCAGATGCAGGAAAAAGATATTTTTTAAACGATATAACTTAAAGGAATAAAAAATGAACAAAAAATTATTAGATGAAGCCATTGGAAAAATGGTCAAGAAAGAACTACTGAAAGAAGCATCCTCTAATTATGCTAGAAGAACTGGAGAATTTGAAGTCGGAGATACTGTAGGAAATACGGTTCAAGGCTTTGATTTTGAAGTTTTAAAAATAGAAAGGGACAAAGTGACTGTTAAAAATACAAATACTGGCAAAACAGACGTTTATTATATTCATAATTTTTACAAACGAAGTAATCAAACCAAGTAATTAAATGCTCAGATACAAAGAATTCAGCGAAGTCATCCAAACAGAAAACGGTAAAAGACGTTATGCAACGCTCTATTATCCAAAGTTTGAAAAAAAGTCATCCGACCAATACATCATTTGCAAGATAAGTGACAGATTGGATTTAATTGCATATCAATATTATGGAGATACGAGATTTTGGATTGTTTTGGCGAAAGCGAATAAATTAAACAATGCGACGATTAAACCTCCAGTTGGATTCAGATTAAGGATTCCTTTCCCTCTAAGTCAGATAGAGATTGAACAATTATTCACAAATGCACAATTTTAACGGAGTCATTGCATGAAATTAAGAAGTTTAATGAATGAAGGTTCAGTTCCAGATAAGAAGAAATATATCATCAGAGAATCTTTCAAATACATCAGAACTCAGATGGATTTACTTGAACGCGAATTAGATTCTGATTATGAAACCTTTTCCAATCAATTAGATGATACTCTATACGGAATTGAAGAAAAAATGAAGCAGATGAAGAGAAATTTAGAAAAGTAAATAATGGCAGAAAGTTTATACCGAAGAAAACCAATTAAAGACGTTGTTGATATTTTAAAAGCAAGGCGTTCTTTAATGACTTCACCTCAAATAGGTGGAAAGTCAACTTCCGTCCGGAATCCTGCGTATGTCATTATAACTGGACATGATATGAGATGTGGAGGAGGAGGAACTATGATTCTTCCAAGAGATCAGGATAATATAGAAATGGCTTACAGATATTCAGGTGGAGGAATTAAACCCGGACCTGACATTGAATCAGTAACGATTGAATACGGTGGAGATTGGGGCCTTGCAAGGAAATTATCTGCAACGATCAGATGTTACACGATGCGAGATTTCGTTGAAGTTCAGGAAAAATTCTTGCTTCCAGGAAATGAAGTTGACGTTAAATTCGGATACGCTCAACCAAATTGGGGATATGGAAACAGTGGTGAATTAAAGGGATTTAAAGTTGCATCATTTTCATTTTCAACGACACAGGATGGAAATTGGTTAGCCAGTTTTACAGCAGTGAGTTCAGCCATAGCAATTAAAAACTTAGATATGCAAATCATCGTTTGTAACGGTTGTCCCGGAGGTGGAGGTGGATTGCAATATTACACCGGAAGGGAAGAAAAAAGACACCCGATTAAAGGAGTTGCACAACTAATCGCAGGTGACGCTCAAGTCAACGGAAAACTATCAATTGATGATTTTCAAGATGGGTTTGTTGTTTCAACATTCGTTGATTATTCTCCAAGTGGAAATGAAAAAGCGGCAATTGTAATTTTCAATGGAGATCACTTGAGAGATGTCGGTGGAAAATTCAATGCTTGGATCAATTCATGGTTCGCACAAGATGAAGTGACGACTGCAAATAATCAAGTATTTGTCTCGCTTGGTTACATTGTAAATAGAATAATAAATAATCAATTGTTGAGATCAATGGGCTGTGGAGTAGCCCACGATAAAGACACTTTCAATAAATTAAAGATAACTTTCCATCCAGAATGGTCAAAATGTAAAATTTCAGATTTGATTACTTCTGGAGATCCAAGAACGGTTTTGTTGATGGGAGATGCGAATTATAAAAACACTGATGGTGATGGAAAAGATTTTGACGGAGACTGCTTGAATTTAGATGCGGTTAGATGTAAATCTGGAAGTGACATTGACTTGCAAAATATAATGATTCACAGGGACATTGTTAATTCAACGTTCCTTGCTGCAACGAAAAAGAGGGAAAGTGAATCTGACAATACAGACGTAAAAGATTCAAAGGAAGAAACGATTAATATTGTTGATTTCTTTGAAAAATTGGCAGATCACATTTCACAATGCGTTGGAGGTGCAATTGCACTTAGATTGGTTGAAGATCCAGATGATTTAACGAAATTAATGGTCGTAGATCAAAACTTTGGAGTCACTGATACTTTGCCAGTTATTGTATTTGATCCAATTGACGGAGATGGTTCAACTAGAACTTGTGACGTTCAATCAAACGTTGGATCCGCAGAATACAAAGCAGCCATGTTTGTCGGAGCAAGTAAAGACGGAGATGCGTTCGCAGCAATACGAGGTTGCAACGATAAATTAAAAGATACTAGAACTTCTGAATACATTAAGGCTGGAAACGATAAATATGAAATAATAAATGATCCTGGGAATTTAGGTGAAAACTATTTTAATGGAAACGAGATTGATGCTCTGAAATCGGCAATGGGCCGGATTCATAAAAACTTCCCTGAAACTGCAACGAATGAAACGGTTCACTATCCAGGTTTGAGCATTTCAATTGACATTGATGGAATTTGGGGATTCGTCCCAGGGAATGGAATCAGTTCAACTCAAGTTCCTGCAACTTGGCGAACTGCTTATAAGTCGTATTTCATGATAGTTTCTGTAAAAAACCATTTTCAAGCCTCTGACTGGCAGACATCGCTAAGCGGGATTTTAGCATACTTCCCTAAAGTTTCATATCAAAATTTATAAGGAGTTTATTTTTGAAAAAATATTATATTGTCTATCAAACGACAAATTTAATTAATGAAAAAATTTATATTGGTATTCATTCAACAAATATATTAGAGGATCGATATCTAGGTTCTGGAACCTTACTTCTTAGAGCAATTAAAAAATATGGAAGATTGAATTTTGAACGAAAAATATTATTTATTTATGATAATCCAGATGAAATGGTTGTTAAAGAAAAAGAAATTGTTAATATAGATTTTCTCCGTCGAGAAGACACTTACAATTGTGTTATTGGAGGGAGAGGAATTGGAAATCTGGGTAAAAAATTATTAAATCCAAGACCTCCAATGAAAGAAGAAACTAAGCAAAAAATTAGAGAAAAGAGAAAATTGCAAGTTATCGTTATATCTGATGAAACTAAGCAAAAAATTTCAATCGCTACTAAGGGAAAGTCTAAACCAGCAATAACGGAAGATCATAAACATCGAATTAGTCTCGCAAATAAAGGCAGACAATTTTCAGAAATACATAAGGAAAATATCAGTAAGGCAAAAGATGGGGTTAAGATTAAACCTCACACTGAACAACATAAGGAAAATATTAGAAACGGAACTAAAGGAATTAATAGAGGTCCGCAAAGTGCAGAACACATTAAAAAATTAAGTGAAGTTAGAAAAGGAAGAAGGCTGAGTGAAGAAAGAAAACAAGAATTAAGAAAAATACGCCAAGTTAGAAAGATACAAATTATAAATTCATTAATTTTTGGAATTATTGAATATAAACAGTTTGTGGGCAAAAATATATGAGTCGTATTAAAAAACCTTTTTATAATCTTCATCAAATCACCAAAGGTCTCATGACTGAAGGTGGAGAATTTGTCATCAAAACTGGCGAGGAATATATTGGAGGTTTTCATATATTACCTTCTGGGCAGCGATTTTCAGGTTTTCGCCCAGAAAAAGGTTCAGTTGAATTATTTGAACTCAGGTTGAATCCGACACCTGATATTTTAAGATATAATCAAATTACAGGGAATGAAATTAATCGGCATTTACCACCAGTTTCATTTTCACCGTTTCCAACAGCGGATGATTATAAACGAGGGAAGATTGAGAGATTTTTCGTTCAAAAGAGAAATAGTCCGATGAATACGATTATTGAAATAGACCACTTACAATTCCAATCAGTTAATACTCAAAACAATCCAGGAATCAATGGAGTTATTTATAATAAAGTTCGGATTGATTGGATTATTTCAAAGATACCAGTAAATGACGCAGAATATTTAAACGGAAGGGAAATTCAGAAGAATTTGATTAATTTTCCATATTTGAATTTATCACTAACGAATAACTTGGAGTTTTATCGATGATAAAAATGCGAGATTTGTTGAATGAAATTCCAAATTCACAACAAGATGAAGAAATAATTAATCATTTTAAATCTGGTGGAACGTATAGCAACGATATGACTTATCAATATTTCATCCAACCAAGGGGAGATGTTGAAAATGGACAATATTTTAAATATGATTTACAGACTGGAAAATATAAAAAATACCCAAATCTTAAAAGTTTTTTAAGAGATATTAGAAAATCATTAAAATATGGATAATAAATGAAAGATACAAAACTAAGATCACTTTTAAAAGAAGAAAACTTCGCCAAATATGAAGAATATCTCGGAGCATTAACTTCTGCCAAAGAAAAGAATGACTATCGTGAATTTGAGAGAATCATCACAGATTCATTGAAAAAGAAGCAGTGGGAATGGTTTGGTAGATATTACTTGAATATGGATGGTCAATCTAAGGCGTTCACCAAAGCAATTTTTAAAGAAGCAAGTCCGTTCTAAATAGGAAAATCATTATGATCAAATGGAATCCATTTCCGAAGATAGTTCCACCAGTTGGTGAAAATGTTCTTGTTACTGCTATTTTAAACGGTCAATCTGGAAGGGATGGAAAGAGAGTCGTGACGATTGATTCGTACAATCGAGGTTACAATGAATCTGAAAATTTCAGAATGAATTCATCTGGACATTTGGTCATTGCATGGTCAGAACTTCCACCTCCTTCAAATTTGCCAATGCCAGAAGCTCAGATGAAATTGAAAAATCTCCGAAGAAAATAAATTTGGAATTGTCAGAAAAAAGTTGTATCATTGTGGAATAAACCTAAAGGATGTTTTTCGCCGATAAAATAGAACAGATTCCAAAGGGAAAGAAACTGATAATTCCAATACAATCTGACCATCGGAAACATTGGTCAGAAAATAGGATTTCGTTCATTTATTTCTACAATTTGACTTCCTTTGAAGAATGTATTTTAGGATTGCACCACAATGACGTCACAGGCTGCGAAATTCAACGCCTAAGCGATTATCTTTCAAACGACGATTATTGTTACAAGGCGAAATATTTAAGCCCTTATAACGTAAATTTAAGCGAATTGAAAGAGGCTGAATTGGTGGTTTGGTTCAACTCAAACAAAAAACTTGACATTGACGAAGGAAATATAATCAGAAGTTATTGGAATCAATTTTCAGATTTTGAAAACATCAATGATTCTATTCCAATAATGAAGTGGTTAGAATTCTGTAGAGATATTAAGGATGAATTCATGGTTCATTACAAGAATTTTGAAGTAACTGAACCTTTTATCAGATATAATCAGTTTCTGAAAGATTTGGCAGAAATTGAGAAAAATGGATTATTCACAAATTAAAATAAAAAATGAATACATTACCAGTTACAGAAGATCAACTTAGAAAATATGCAAATGAGATTTCAAGAATTTTATTAGAATTATCAGACGAAAGAATTGCTGAAATTTTCATTACAATGAATAGTTGGAAATTTCCGGATGAATTCAAATCTATTTATCCATATTCCGAACTTTCTGGTGAAACCAATGAACTTAATTTTATGTTCTGGCAAATATTTGATCGATTTGTCAGAAAAATAGTTCCGGAAGAAACTTTAACAAAAACACATTATAGATTGAATTTATCTCCGAAAGTAGATTGGGATTTTTCCTTTGATTTAGACTTTGACTTCAAAGAAAGCCGAATTCTGAGAAAAACATTTGAATAATGTTTGAACGATGTGAATTCAACCCTTTCACGTTAACTGGAAGGCCGAGTAATCACTTTAACGGAATCAATTATGCTGCGTTGAACAAAAATGATGGTAGTAGGGAAAGGTTCTACTCAAGACATAAAAATGGATTCCTATTTGAAATTGATTTATCAGGATTCCACTTATATTTGATCTATTTGATAATTGGTCGAAGTTTCCCTGAAAATATTTATCAGGAATTATCCAAATATTATCCAAAAGATGAAGATCCGAAGAATTACACCTTCAAGCAGATTTATGGTGGTATTGATAAAGATTTATTAGGAATTGAACCTTTTACTTCAATCAATGATTTATCAAAGCAAACGTTCATTGCATACAAATCAGGAAACTTGAAATCTTTCCTATATGATAAAGAAATGAAACTTGAAGATGGCTTAGGGCAGTGGAAGGTTTTCAATTATATGTTACAGAACTTAGAGACTGAATTCAACATGGGAATCATTCAAAGGTTAAATGAATTACTCAAGGAAAAAGAAACCAAGTTGATCCTTTATACTTATGACAGTTTTTTGTTTGATTTTAGTAAACAAGATGAAAAATCAACTTTGAAGAAAATTATAGAAATATTTGAAACCATTCCTTTCCATATCAAGGCAGGGATGAATTACGGCGAAATGAAACTTATAAATTTAAAATAAAATTATGAAACTTGCATTAAATGGTCAGATTATCGATACTGAACACATTTGGAAAATTGATGAAATAAAATGCAGCGGAGGATCAAATTATTATTTTGAAACTCACTTCTTCAACCAGAAAACCATTACCATAGCACTGCATTATTCATTTGAAATTGACGGGAGAACTGATGAATGCCCTTCTCCAGAAATAAAAGTTAAAAATAGATTGAGTCAATTCAGAAATAAATTAATCGGGTATTGGTCAAATAACCAGTCTGAAATCATTCAATTAGAATGTGGATATTCAAGTTTAGGAGAGAAACAAATTTATTATGAAAATGATTACGATTGAAGAAAAATTTAACAAAAAATAAACTGGAATAAATTTGGAATTGTCCAGATAATTTTGTATATTTATGAATAACGTTTTAGCCCACGATGGGCAATTATAATTTTTACTTTAACTAATTTAAATCATTTAGGAAATTTATGAGTTTAGACAAAATCAAAGCCAAGTTGGAGGCTCTAAAACAACAATCACAAGGTTCTGGTGAGAAGAAAGAATTCTCAAATTTACTATGGAAACCATCTCCTGGAAAACAAGTAATTAGGATCCTCCCAAACATTCCGTTAGGTTTCATGGAAAAACCGTTCGTGCCAATTGATTTTTACTATAATTTTGGTAAAGCATATCAAATGTCACCTTCAAATTTTGATCGCCCCGATCCAGTCATTGAATATTGCAACGGGTTAATTCCTCCAGGTCCAAAACTTCCAAGAGATGAATGGGAAATTGTCAATGAGTTGAAGAAAAAGTTACTTCCACAGACAAGTATTTTCGTTCCAATTTTGGTTCGTGGTGAAGAACATCTTGGAGTGAAATTCTGGAGATTTAGCAGAAAAGTTTACCAAAGTATTGCAGCAATCTTTGATGAAGATGATTATGCAGATGCCGCATCTTTGACTTCGGGTTTGGATTTTACGATTGAATTCATCCCAAGTCCTGATCCAAAAGATCAACGTCAAGCGAAGACAATTCCAACTCCGAAACGGAATTCAAGTCCGGCATCTGAAGATCCAGCAGTAATTAAAATGATCAATGAAATGCCAAACATTTACGATCAATTTACTGAACCTTCGTATGATGAATTGAAAAATGCTCTTCGTGCCTATCTTCAAGTTCCAGAAAACACTCCTTCTGTGAAGAAGGAAGAACCAAAACCGTCAACGAATCCAACTGATGTCAGAGTAAATCATGCTGCGACGAACGAAGGATTTGATGTCAAGGTTCAAGCTCCAACCACTTCAATTCCAGACTTTGACAAGGAGTTTGATGACATTTTGAATTCAATGCCTGGCGGCAAGTAAGAGAGATTAGAAACCAAATTTAGTTAATGGGGAGTGGTCAATGGCTGCTCCCCAAACTTAAAAACTATGGCAAAAATTACAAAAAAAGAAAAAGAACCAAAGTCAGAAACTAAGAGTGATCAGATTGATATTTTGGCAAATGATGTTCTGTCTATTATAAATAAGCAATTCAAGGATCTACCAAATGCTGCCGGATTTTTATCAAATGCGAATATGATTACATCGTGGATTTCAACCGGATGTGACATACTTGATTTGGCAATTTCAAATAGACCACACGGCGGAGTCGCGCTTGGGGCAATTACTGAAATTTCAGGATTACCTGGAAGTTCTAAGTCACTTATTGCTGCTCATATATTGGCAAATTGTCAAAAGAAGGGTGGCCTGGCCGTTTTATTTGATACCGAAAAAGCAGTTGGAATGTTAGATTTTTATCGCTCTATCGGTCTTGACCCTTCCAGAACTATTTACACAGATGCAATTAGAACACTTGAGGAAATTTACGAATCTATTGAAAAGATTATTACAAAAAACATTGAATCAAAATCAACTCGTCCGCTTGTAATTGTCGTTGACTCAGTAATGGGAGCAAGTACCAAAGCAGAACTTGAAGCCGATTATGCCAAAGACGGATATGCTACGACAAAAGCAATTATCAATTCAAAGGCAATGCGAAAACTCCCATCATTGATTGCTGGTCGCGACATCGCCATTATTCTGATAAATCAACTTCGGGTGAATATGAATGCAGGTTTTGGTGGAGATCCTTATCAAGTTTCTGGAGGAAATGCTATTCCGTTCAGTGCATCAACAAGACTTAGAACAAAAGTTGTTTCAAAAAGTTCAAAAAATATGGACGGAGAAACAGTTGAAGTTGCAATTGTAAAGAACAGATTTGGACCTCCGAGAAAAAAAGTAATTTTTGACATTTATTACGATTCTGGAATTGATAATTACGGATCATGGCTAACTGCTTTGAAAGACTTAGGAGTTCTCAGGTCGGCTGGATCACTTGGTTTTGCCTACGATTACATCGATGAAGAAAGTGGGGAACTCATAACTAAAAAGTTTAAGGATGTTGATTTTGAACAATTGTTGAATGAAAATCCACCGATCAAAGAAATGATTTACAATCAAATCTGTGAAGCGTACATTATGAAATATGATTTTAGCAACATCATTTCAGATGAAACAATTTCTGATGATGTGTCTTTGGACATCGAATCTGAAAAGGAAGAAGATTAAATATGAAAATTTATATCGTTTCTTGTGAGATGAGTGGTACAGATTCTGTCATTGTCGCATTTAAACTTAAAGAAGATGCAGTTGCTTATGTTGAAAGAAATTATCCAAATAACACAAGAATTTACATTCACGAAACAATTTTAAAATAAAGGAAAATTATGACAAAGGCAGAAGCATTAAAAATGGCACTTGACTTTCTAAGAAGTAGATTTGATGGAACTACTGGTCAATCAATTGCATTTAACGAAGATGAATTTATTCAAATTGCAGAAAAAATCTACAAATACGCAAATTCTTAAAAATATGAAAGTTGAAGATTTCTTTAATATTATTAATAAACCACTTGTTTACGATAATAAGTTCGTCATCTCTTGTATGAAATCATGGGAAGAATATGTCCAAGTTGGAAGACTGTTATATTCATATGACAAGAATTTAAATCAAGATGATTTAGGAGTTTTTTCAATGGAAGATTTTGAATCATTCATTTTAGAACAACATTTAAAAGATCAAAAATAAATTTAATGGAAAACTTTATCGTCGTTGACGTAGAAACAACAGGACTTCATTGGGGGAAGGATCAAATCGTCAGTATTGGAGCAGTCGATTTTGAAACGGGAGATGAATTCTATGGTGAGTGCAGGATCTATAAATGGAACCGAGTGACTGAAACTGCATTGAAAATTAATGGATTCACTGAAGAAGAATGTCGTGATCCAAAAAAACAGACTCCACTTCAACTTTATTACAAGTTCAGGAAGTGGTGCTTGGATAGAAATGTTAAGTTATTGGCAGGACATAACTTAGGTTCATTTGACGTTCAATTCTTAAAAGAACTTGAATTCAGATCTAAGTTTGACAAATGGCCCTTCAAATACAATTACATTGACCTCTATTCAGTTGCATTTGGAAAATGGAAAGAATCACTTTCACATAAAAAGATTTGTGAAAAATTAGGGATTGAACCCGAACCTATTCCACATAATGCATTGGAAGGAGCAAAGTCAGAATGTCGTTGTTTGTCATATCTTTTGTATGATATTGAACCTGAAAATAGTTTTGATGAATTTGTGAATAACTTTGACACTTTAAATTAAAATACATTCATGAAATTCTATGTTTTGAAATTAGATTCTGAGAATTATTTAGCCGGAAATTCTAAGAATAAACATTTTGTTAAAACGATAGAAAAGGCGAGAAAATTCAATAGAAAGTCCGATGCAACAAATTGTAGAAATACCACATATTATTCAGATCTGATTAAGAGTTGTCAAGTGGTTGAAATAGATGTGTTTGGCTATGCTATTCTTGAAGAAAAACAACATTCATTTGAAATGGATTATGGTAAAATGAGAAAATATGAACTTTGATGAAATCTTCGCTAAAATTGACAGTGAAAAAGCCAAAGATAAGAATGACAGAGTTCTTATTATAGATTCCTTAAATACATATTTGAGAGTCTGGTGCTCGATTCCAACAATTTCAAGTAATGGTGAACACGTTGGTGGAATCCTTGGATTTTTACGCTCAATTGGAAGTAATATCAGAGAATTTAATCCATCACGATGTATTTTGGTATTTGATGGCAGTGGTGGAAGTTTGAGGAGAAAAAAGTTGTTTCCTGAATATAAAGCAGGAAGAACGAATAAAACTCAAATGCGAAGGGATCAATATGCAAGCGTTGAAGAAGAATCATTTTCAATGCGAAGGCAAATGTCAAGAATCCTTGAATATTTGGAACATCTTCCAGTTCAGGTTATTTGCGTTGATAACATTGAGGCAGATGATACGATTGCGTATTTAACGATGCAATACTTTGAACCAAAAGGCAGTAAAGTTAGAATTGTTTCAACTGACAGGGATTTCCTTCAATTAGTTTCAGATAACGTTGAAGTCTATTCTCCAGTAAAAAAGAAACTTTATCACCCGGATGACATTGAAAAAGAGTTCAAGTTCAGACCAAACAATTATCTACTTTATAGAACAATTGACGGTGATACGAGTGATGGTATTCCAGGAGTAAATGGAATTGGATTGAAAACTTTATTGAAAGAATTTCCTGAACTAGCAGAAAAAGATTTGGATTTAGAATACTTATTAGCCCAATCAAAAGTTCGGGTCCATGAATCAAAAAAACCAAAGAAAATATTTCAAACTTTAATTGATAACGTTGACATATTGGAGAGAAATTACAAGTTAATGCAACTTCAAGATACTGATATTTCATTGAATTCAAAGATGATTATTTTGAACAGACTTGAATCAGAAGTCAACAAAATAAACAAAGCAGAACTCAGGCGGATGATCGCTGAAGATTACTTGACAAGTGAGTTTAAGAATTTGGATACTTGGTTGTCAACAACTTTTACAACGTTAAATTTATGGGCAAAATAGAGAAGAATGGATACATTTGCAAAATTCGGGTTTGGGTTTCAGACCAAATTACTTTCACAATTCATAACGGACAGGGACTTTGCAAAACAAATTGTTGACAGTTTAGACAAAAAGTTGTTTGAAAACCAGGGCTTGCAGTGGATTGTTGAAAATTCGATCAATTACTTCAATGAATACAAATTACAACCAACCTTGGAAGTTTTCAAGGTTCAAGTTTCAAACATACAAGAAGGAAGTTTATTAAGAACTGAAGTAATCAATTGTTTAAGGGAAGTTTTCAAGAATCAAAATTCAGAAGATAAAGAATTCATCAAGAAAGAAACTGTTGAATTCTTAGGACATAGAAACGTTTCGTTAGCAGTTGAAGAAGGGATCAAGTTATTAAAGGAAGGTGATAGAGATGCGTTTGTCAAGTTAATTACAGAAGCAAATAGTAAAATACTCGTTGAACATAATTTAGGGCAAGATTATCTTAATGATGTAGATTACAGATATTCGGAACAAGGTGAAGTGAAAAGAATTCCAACTGGCTGGAAAGTAATTGATGATTTAATGGGAGGAGGACTTCCACTTGGAAAGTTTGGCTTTTGGATGGGCGATCAGGGTGTTGGAAAAAGTTTTTCATTAGTTCACCTTGGAGCAGAAGCATTAAAACTTGGATATGACGTTGTTCATTGGACATTTGAATTGGATGAAAATTATGTTGCGTTTCGTTATGATGCTAAATTGACTGGAATTTCGTTGGATAATCTCAAGTTCAACGTTGAAGATATTAAAAAGCGATTGACAAAATATCCAGGACGTTTGATTATTAAAGAATTTCCCGCTTCAATTGTTACGATGGATGATTTGAGGAGACATCGAGATAAACTTGACAGTCAAGGAATCAGACCAAAGTTATTTTTAAATGATTATTTGGATTTGATGAAATTGCCAAAGAGAAAAGATGCTAGGACAGATGAATTATTGCAGTTACTTTATCGTGAATATAGAGGATTAGGTCAAGAAAGTGAAGCAGCGTGTTGGTCAGTTACACAATCAAATAAATTGAATGCGAATAAATCAATTGGTCATAAAGAAGCATTAGCAGGAGCCTATGCTAAAGGTGCCGAAGCAGATTTTTGGGGAATTGTTGGAAGGAGTCAAACTGATAAAATAAATAATTTTGCTATGTTTGACATTCAGAAAAATAGATTTGGTCCAGATGGAATGCAATTTCCTGCAAAATTTGATACTGCGAGGAGTTTAATTGAAATTTACGAAGAAAAAACTGAAACTGGTAAAAAAGTTAAGAAACAAATCGTTTCTGAGGATCAATTACAAATCCAATACGGAGCGAAGCAATTTGAACTGATGGCGAATAACAGAAGAGAAGATGTAAATTTATTTTAAAAATATTATAATATGGAATTTTACCCAGGATTTGAGCAAGATAACAATCTTAAACCAATGAAGAAAATTAAGGTTGAGCCAAGTTCACTCCAAAATGATATTAAATGGAAAGTTGAACCTAAACCAATTCTAATAATTTACATTCCAAACGGAATGTTCCGTGAATATTCAATGAAAGTTCAAATAATTGAAAGATTACAATCCTCATTGAGAGATTCGGGGTGGCTTGGAATTGTGTTTGAAACGGAAGAAAAGGAAGTAAAAGTTCAATCATTCGCATTGAAAGATTCACAAGAAGTCCAAATTCAGGAATTGAAACAAATAATTTTAAACGAGATAAAAGGGAAATAATGGCATTGACCGAAGAACAGATTCAGAAATTAAGTGAAATTAAAACTCCTTGGGGAGAAATTGGATACATCACATATAAAAGAACTTATGCAAGGAGATTAAAAGAAGATAAAGTCAATAGTCCAACAGAAGAATTTATTGATACTGTTCAAAGAATAGTTAAGGCTTGTCACAAGCAATTAAAGGTTGGATTTACGAATGAAGAAGAATATCGTTTAGCCGAGATATTGTTGAATTTAAAAGGATCCGTCGCCGGGAGATTTTTATGGCAACTTGGGACGAAAACGGTTGATAAATTAGGGTTGCCAAGTTTACAGAATTGTGCAGGAGTTGTCGTTAATGAACCAATTCGTCCGTTTACTTGGACTGCTGAACTTTTGATGCTTGGTTGCGGGGTTGGATATAATATTCAAAAGGAATATGTCTATCAAATCCCAGCACTTAGAAAGGAAAAAATTGCAATTGAACGTTGGGATGATAAGAGTGCAGATTATATCGTCCCTGATACAAGAGAAGGGTGGGTCAAATTACTTGGAAAGGTTTTAAAAGCACATTTTTATACTGGTAAAGGATTCACTTATTCATGTCAATTGATTAGAAGTGAAGGTGAACCAATTAGAAGTTTCGGAGGAACGGCGAGCGGGCCAAGTATTCTAGCAGATGGTATTGAAAATATAAATAATTTATTAAATAGTCGAGTTGGAAAGAAATTAAGACCGATTGACTGTTTAGATATTATGAACATCATTGCACAAATTGTGGTCAGTGGAAATGTTAGGAGATGTCTTCCTGAAAATTACGAAATTCAAATGGAAGATTTGTCATGGAAACATATTAAAGATGTTGAAGTTGGAGAAAACATAGTATTTGAAGGTAAAAAATATCCAATACTTTCAAAATTTGTTCAAGGAAATCAACCTCTTGTAAAACTAAGTACAACAAAAGGATTTCATATTTGTACTAAAAATCACAGGTGGTTGGTTAAAAATAATGAAACAGGGCAAATTGAATGGAAAACTGCGATTGAACTTTGTGAAAAAAATAAATTTCAATTACTCGTTAAAAATAAATAGGTTTTTTCTGGAAGTGTGATACTTATAGTATAACTAAAAATAAGGACACTTCCAATGAGTACAGAAAATTTAAAAGACACTATTTATAACAAATGTCATTCAAAAATCCCAACACGTCATTCATATTGTTATTTAGTTCATTGTGCAAATATCAATTGTTCAGAATTAATTACTGTTAAAAAAATGACTTGGGAAAAAAACATAGATTCGGAAAATCCGACAATCATGTCATGTTCTAAATTATGTAAAGGGACAGAATATGTTTATAATTTAATTTTTGAAAAGAGACTTAAATTACACGGATGTGGAAATCCGTTCAATAATCCAGAAGTCCAGAAGAATATTAGAAAATTGATGTTGGATAAATATGGTTCAGAAAACATTTCACAAACTGAACACTTTAGAACAAAATCAAAAGAAACTTTTTTGAAGAATTTCGGGTATGATAATCCACAAAAATGTCCAGAAATAAATAAAAAGACAGCAGAAACGCGAAAGGATAAATACGGAGATGATTTGCATGGATGGGCTGTTAAAAGTACAATGTTTGCAACCAATTTGGAGAGATATGGTAATAAGTGGTATTTTGCTTCAGATGAAGGGAAACAAACACTTGAAAATTTCATTTTAAAATTTGGAGAAGTTGATGGGAAAATCCGTTGGGATAAAAAAATTAATGATTGTAAACAAACGTTAGAAAATTTTATTAATAAATATGGCATTGTTGATGGCAATTTGAGATATGAAAATTGGAAACGAACTTGCTCACAAACATTAGAAAATTTCATAGCAAGACATGGTGAAATAACTGGAACTTTGTTGTATGATGATTATAAGAAGAAGGTTTTAAAAAACTTATTGAAAAACGGTCGCAGGACTAAATTAAATGATGATTTTGAAAATCTTTTATTAGAAGTTATTTCAATTGAACAAATTCAACGAGAGTTTCCAATTAAAGTTGATAGGTTTTATTTATATGATTTTTATATCACAAGTAAAAAAATTATAATAGAAGTTCATGGTGATTTCTGGCATTGCAATCCGAATAAATTTATATCTGGACAATTAATTAATTGGCCTGGTAAAAATGAAAAGGTTTTAGTTGATGATGTTTGGAAAAAGGATGAAGTAAAAAAACAAATTGCCATAGATAACGGGTTTGAATATTATCATTTTTGGGAATTTGATATTAGAAAAAATGTTGAATTAGTTAAAATACAAATAAAGGAATTATTAGAAATATGACTGAATTGTTAAATATTGAAGATTATGATTTTGTTGATATAATTGATATAGAAGATTGGGGAAATGCTGAAACGTTTGATATTGAAGTTGAAGAGGTTAATTGTTTCTATGCAAGAGAAAGACTTGGAAATATTGAAAGTATTTCACATAATTCTGCCGAACTTGCAATTGGTGATTGGGATGATTTGGAATACCTTAAAGCAAAGCGTTGGGATCTAGGTTCAATTCCAAATTGGCGATCGAATTCAAATAACAGCATTGTTCCGCCACTAGATTTTAAAGATTTACCACAAGAATTTTGGCAAACATACGAACAAGGTGAACCTTATGGATTGATAAATTTAGATTTATCGAGAAAATGTGGAAGATTAGGCGAAACTGAATATCCAGATATTGATGCGGTTGTCTATAATCCTTGTGCGGAGCAAACATTATTTTGTTTTGAAACGTGTTGTCTGGCGGATATTTTCCTTCCAAATATATCTTCAAAAGAAGAATTGTTTGAAGTTGCAACTTATCTTTACCGAATAAACAAACATTCACTTGCGTTACCATGTTCAGTTCCTGAAACAGAAGAAATTGTTCATAAGAATATGAGAATGGGAATTGGAATAACTGGCTTACTTCAAAGTTCAGAAGAACAAAAGAGTTGGTTATCAGATTGTTACTTACATTTGAGAGAATTTGATAAAGAATATTCTAAACAGAATAATTGGCCAACTTCAATTAAAATTTCAACTACGAAGCCGAGTGGGACTTTGAGCCTACTACCCGGTGTAACTCCTGGAATTCATCCTTCACCAGCAGGGCCATATTACATTAGAAGAATTAGAATGTCGGCGAGTTCTAATCTCGTTCAAATCTGTAAGGATAATGGTTATTTCGTTGAGTTTGTTAGAGGATTTGATGGAAAACCAGACTTTTCAACCGTTGTCGTGGAATTTCCTTGTAAAGTTCCAGAAGGAACGCCGATCGGAGATTCTTTAGGAGCAATTGAGCATTTAGAATTGGTCAAATGGATGCAGACTAATTGGAGTGATAATTCAGTTTCTTGTACCATTTATTATAAGAAAGACGAACTTCCGGAAATTAAAGAATGGTTAGAAGAAAACTTCAATGATTCTTTAAAAACTGTTTCTTTTCTGTTGTATTATGGACATGGATTTGATCAAGCGCCGTATGAAACCATCTCAAAAGAGAGATATGATGAATTAAAATTGAAGGTTAAACCAATAAACAGCATCAATGTCAATGAAGATGATTTTGATCTTCAAGATTGTGATAATGGATCATGTCCAATAAAATAAAAATATGAAAATAACAGAAAAGAAATTCAAGTTAAAGGTTAAAACTAAACCTATTCAATTTTCAATCTTGAATAAAGGTCAAATTGAAGTAATTTCAATTAAATTCAAGGCAGTATTTGAAGATGAAAAACCTTTGTCAGAAATTGTAATCAATGAACAATTGGAAGTAACTGAATGGTTCAATTCAATTCTAAGACAGAAATTAATCGGAACTGAACCAACTGAATTAGATAAATTCAGGTTAAATTATCCACTTGGATTACTGACAGTTGAATCAATTGAAATGCCTTACATTGTGAGAACCTTATTTAGGATTTTACAGAAACTTGAACCAAGATTAAAATCACTAGAATATTATGAAACAAATAACTGATATTTTAACAACGTTCCTGACATTCGTCGCCTTCGGAACCTTTACTGCATTGGGATTGACTTGGGGAATAAATCAATGGACAACCTTCACAGGAATTGAAGTGACGTTTTGGCAATCGTCGTCAATCTTACTGTTGACTTTTATTGCTGTAATATTGATCAATTGCTTTAAGTTTATTTTAAATTATCAGAGATAAATGAATACACTTTCAAGTCTTAAACATCATAACGAGCGTTTAATTAGATATTGTTTAGAAAAATGTTATCCTGATGGAATTGTGACCATTGATCGACTTTTAGAAGATAATCTAATTTGTGGATCACAATGTGCAGAAATTGCAGTCTGCCGAACTAATCCAATTTTAGAAATCTGTCCCGTTGGTATTGGTCGTGATTTAACTGACGATTCAGATGTGAAAACGATAACAGTTCAAGATGAGAAATCAAAGACTTGGTTAGTTAAAAAAGGCCAGAGAACTGGAGAATTCATTGATAGAACAATTCGAAGAGCCTGCGTCAATGAAATCAAGAATAAAATAGGAAAACTCAGGGTCATTTGCTATAACCCATTTAATGAAGATTGGACTTTTTTCATCATCCCAAATGAAGCCTTTTCTAATCTAAAAAAGATTTCAATTGCATTTGATCGAGAAACCCATCAGCCAAACGGAAAATATTCAATTTATCAAGTCCCGAATTGGGACGATGTTTGTAAATAAGGAGAATTGCATGAAACTTAGACCATTGTTAGAAGGAAAGCAACTTGGAATTTTATATCATTACATTGAAACTCCAAATTTTGAAGAAATTCTTAAACGAGATAGATTTCCTCCAGGAAAATTTAAACAGCCGATGCCTGGGACAAAGGAATTAATTGGAGGTGTATCATTGACTAGATTGAAAAATGATAGTAAAATGAAATCTTGGTTTGGTAGGGTCATTTTTGCATTAGACGGTGATAAGTTGAGCCAGAATTATAAAATTAAACCTGTCAATGATGCCTATCTAAAATATGGAGATAAAAATACTAGACAAAGTCAAAATATGGCAGAAGAGTTTGTTTTCGCACCTTCTGGAATTAAAAATATTTCTAAATATATCATTTATATTGCTTTATCAGAAGAAGATTATGATGTTCATTGTTCTCCAGATAGAATGTTTTATATTGGAGATGATTTAATGAAGAAGTTTGAATTTAAAAAATATTAAAAAGGAAAATAAATGAAGCAAGTCTTTCAAATTATCCTTTCATTAGGAATTGGAATTTTAATTGGTTACTTCATTGGCTGCGATGGAAAGGTTAAAGCAGTTGAAAAGGAAAAGATTATCATTAAAATTGACACGTTTGTGCAAACTGTTCAAGTCAAGGTTCCAGTTCCAATAACAAGATACATCACTGAAACTGATTCAATCTTTAAATTTATCACTGATTCAATTTATTTAGATCGATATGTTGACAAGGATGAACCAATTCCAGTCAATCAATATCAAGATTCAATTTCAACTGAAGACTATAAACTGAAATATGACATTGCTACTATTGGTCAATTGTTAGATTTCAAGTATGATTTATCAATCTATAAAAAGACTGAAACGATAACCAAGTTCAAACCAACTAAATGGACAGTTTCATCGGCAATTTCAACGCGGGGAAATTTTAAAGTCGGACTCGGTTATAAAGGTTGGATTGCAGAAGTAGAATTTCAAAAGCAACTTAATCAAGTTTGGTTAGGCAAACAATTTAATTTTTAAAATGGAAATAAATACATTGGTCAGGGCTATTTCTGGCGAAATCCGCATTTACGACAAAATTCAGGAAATTGAATGGGATTTTGATCATTTCATTTATAAAATTCAAAATGAATGGTATGCAACCTCTGAAGTTGTGGAAATTCCAGATTTGGAAATTATAAACGTAGATACTCCGTCGTTTGATTGTGATGATGTCAAACAATATGTCATAACTGAAATGTTTCCAAACTTAATTGATTTTCAATATAGGATTTATGATAGAGCAATAGAAGGTAAACGTAAATGTTTTTTATATTCAATTCATACTCAAAAAGAACCTAATTTTACAATTTATTTTATCAGATCAAAATTTATTTAATATGAAAGTAAAATTCAAACGACTTCATCCTGAAGCAAAAATTCCAAGTTATGCAAAGGTTAAAGACGCAGGACTTGATTTGACTGCTGTTACACTTGATTGGGAAACTGAAACTCAGATTTGCTATGATACTTGGTTATCAGTTGAAATTCCACCATCTTATGTTGGATTAATCTTTCCAAGAAGTTCAATACGAAATTATGAATTAAATTTGTCAAATTCCGTTGGCGTGATAGATGCGGGTTTTCGCGGCAGCATTAAATTTGTTTTTAATAAACTTCAAGGTGATGAATCTAAAATCTATGCAACTGGAGAACGGATCGGGCAATTGATCATTCTTCCTTACCCAGTTATTGAACCTGCTGAAAGTGATGAATTGAGCGAAACTGAACGTGGTGAAGGTGGATTCGGTTCGACGGGAAAGTAAACTTGAAGAAAATTTGGAAAAGTGAAAAATTTCACTTACCTTTGTTGAGTAAAGACCGTTGGTCACAAATTTAAAATGTTATGATAAAGGCACCAAAACTTGCATCTAAAACGCGTAAAGCATGGCGTAAAGCGTCAGCACTTGAAAAAACATTCCAAATCATCTGTCAAGTTCCAGGTGATGAGAATGAAATGATAATTGAAAAAACTGGAACCTATGCTTATATACGTTCAATCGCTCTGAGTTTGGCTGCTTCCGGAAATTGTGTAATTAAAGACATTAAAGAAAAAGAATAATGACAAAAATACTTCCAAACAAATTGTTGGTTTCCGAGCGATTCTTCAGCATTCAAGGAGAAGGAAAAACGTCAGGAGTACCTGCATACTTCATCCGTTTGAGTCAATGTAACATTCAATGTGGTTCAAGTATCAGATATTTGAACTCGATCAAAAAGGGTGAAATCAATCCTGATTTGAATGAACCTTATGTTGGAGATTTAGAAATTGAAGGGAAAGCAACTTGGTCTTGCTTTTTAGATAATCATAAAATAAAAACAATTACAGGTTCTAAATCTTTATCAGAATTAAAGATTGGTGATGAATTGTTAGGATTCAATGAAGTTTCTAATGAAATAGAAAAAACAAACATAACTCGTCTTGAATTTGTTGAAACTGATAATGAAAATCTATTAACAATAACCTTAGAAAATAAAAAACGTCTAACTTGTACTAAAGATCATTTATTTTATGTCAAAAATGAATGGAAACGTGCAGATCAATTATTACTTAATGATGAATTATGGCACGTTCCATTTAATATTGTTCAAGGGTTGAATTCTAAATTTAGATGGGAAACTTATTCAGATGAAAAACAAGCCAAAATAACAAAGGCCTTTGGTGGTGCAGATAAATCATATATGTTCACGGATGAATATAAACAGGCACATTCAGAAGGTCAGAAAAAAATTGATTGGGAAAAGGTTTCTATTCGAATGCGTGAAAACAACCCTATGAAGAACGTCGATGTTGTTAAAAAAAGTTGGAGTAATAGACATATTCATAAGATTTCAGGCCCCGAACAAAAAATTTTAAATTTAGAAAAGCAATATAATTGGGGCATTAAATATTGTGGAAATGGAACTTTTTGGATAGAAAACCAGAATCCGGATTTTATAATTCCTGGAACCAACAAGTTAATTGAGACATATGATTCAAGTTATCCACAATATGATCGAGATGAAATCTGGGAAGATAAACGTAGAATTGTATATGAACGAAACGGATATGAAGTTTTATTCATTGATTTTTATGATAAAATGAAGAAGAAGTCTAATTATACGGTTGAACGTAAAGCAGAATTTGTTAAAAGAATTCAAGAGTTCATTATGAATGGATTAAAAGTTATTAAATTGGAAAAGTATAATGGACTGCATAGGCGTATTGCAAAAATAGAATGTTTACCACATAAAAATTATTTTGTTGAATCAGTTCTTTCTCATAATTGTGATACAACACCAGTTTGGCTTCGAGGCGAACACGTTGAATTTCAACAAATAATTGATGATTGGAAAGTCGAAGGAATTTATAATGACATTTGTTCTGGACTGATTCATATAATTTGGACCGGAGGAGAACCAACAATCAAGCAACATCAAGAAAGTATTGTTAATTTCAATATTTTTATGAATACGATAGAAGGCCTTGGTGTTACTGATGGATATTCAGGAGAAATGATTCCTATAAAATGGCCTTCATTTCAAGAGATTGAAACAAACGGAACTGTTTATATAAATGATTTATTATTTGAATGCTTAGATCAAATCAATTGTTCACCGAAACTTTCCAATTCAGGAATGACTGAAAAGCAGAGAATTGTTCCTGAGGCGATTGAAAGAATAAAATCCCATCATAATTATCAATTCAAGTTTGTCATTTCAAACGAAGATGATATTTTTGAGATGTTTGAAACTTACATCAAACCATTTAATATTCCTTTGAAGAACGTGGTTTGTATGCCAGCTTTAACTTCAAGGGAAAACTTCCATGAACGGACTAAATGGTGCATGGAAATGGCAAAGAAATATCGTTTTATTGGATTGACTCGGCTTCACGTTTCGGCGTACGATGCATTGACTGGTGTCTAAATAAATTAGAATGATCAAAAACAAATTCAAGATTTCTTTATTAATTGGAATATTTCACTTATCTTTGTGCATAATATTTTACAATTTAATTACTGACAAATAACAAATCATTAACAATAAAAACAAGTAAAATCAAATAGGTTTTTGTAAAAATTAGGATACTTATGGTTGATATGAAAAACAGCAAAAAGGTTAAGACAT